ATGGATCATCATAATCAATGTAATTATGTGAATCCACAAAATGTTTCACTTGACTGGGAATGTTTTATAATTAGTAAAAGTGAAATGTTGTTAGATGGTGTACCAAATGAACTTATCAACACTTGGTTAGATAAAGACATTATTACACCATTTTCGATAAGAAATGATGAAATAAACTTTAAAACAAAAGATATTTGGGATGCACTAATACATCATAATTGGTACTACTCAAATTAATTTGCCATATATAAGCTAATAGCTCTATTTGTAGTTTCAATTAATTGATGATCTGTGTAATTAGACATCACATATGCTCTAATTACTTGGTGTCTTTCTTCTAATCGAGGGAATGCTTTATCTTCACTAACGTGTTCGGCCAATATACCAAATGGTGTGTTATCATTTTGAAAACCCATGATGAAATTGTAAAACGTCATAAGACTTGCCCCCTTCATTTATTAAGCGCTATTTAAAGTGTTATTATTAATCTTATCAGAAAACTAGTATTTGTAAATGTGCAAAAGTGATTTTGCACATTTTTTTGATATCTGATTCTAAAAATATTAACGAATTATACAACTTTAAGAGTTTTTAGTATGTAAATATTCTTTTCATATTAATACTATACATCCCTATATATGCTCACTTGTTTGAATTAATAAACTTTAGCATTCTACAAATAATATTTTAAAAATAACTATACTTTTTATTTACCTATTGGAAAATAGTGTTATCATATTTATTAAGAAGCTATTTTTATACTAGTAGGTGTCAGTCATGAATAACATTTTGTTAAATGCTATCAATATAGTTATTACTACCACTTTTGTTATCTTTAATATTTTAATCACATATAATAAAGATTTAGATGATTTATGTTGGCTCCTGCCTGGTATTATCATTTGTGGTGTGATACTCATCGTATCCTTTACCATTGCAATGATAACTAAAAACTGGTTAAGTGAAATATTATTTTTTATAAATATCGTACTCGTTCTCTATTACATTTATCCTATTTTTTATAGTTTTATAGGTTAATAATTACGGTATATAAGGAGGGTTTCACATGTCTTTACATTTTGCAATTCTGTTTTGGCTAGCATTAATTTTCTTAGTTGCCGCTACGTTTATACTCGTATTAATGAAAAAAACTGGCAAAGAATCTAAAAAAGAGTCCTATTTAAGTTTCACTGTCATTCTCTATATTTTTGGATTCGCTATATTAATATACACATTTATATTTGGTGTGCTATAAATGAAATTCATTTTATATCCAGTCTGAAACGTCTCAATGATGTTTCAGACTGTTTTTTATTCTTAATAGACATTTCACACTCTCATACTTTAATATTTAAGATATGTTTTAGTCTTACAAGCTTATTAAAGATTACAATTCTAATTTAAGACTATTTACATATATTTCTTCAACAAGGAGCTTTTAAGTGAACTATATTAAACGAACGATAATTTTACTTATATTATTCGTTGTCGTATCCCCTATAAACTCACCAAAAACAATTGCAGATAATAAGTATTCAGAAATTCAAGATGACAAATTCCAATTACAACCTGGTGATATTATTGTTACAAAAGGCCCTGTCATGTGGGGATTTTTTGGTCATTGTAGTATCGCGATTGATGATAAAACGATTTTACAAATTGAGGGGCCTGGCGACAAACCAACTACACAATCCTTCGAATCTTTTAAATATAATTATGCAAGTGGCAAAAATGATTGGATGAAAGTTTATCGTTGCAGCTATCCTGGTGCAGGTAAAAAAGCGGCTGAATGGGTTAAGAAAAACTATGAAAATACAAATCATCGTTATCTAGTTACATTAAATTTGAACAGCAAAAAATTTACGTATTGTACTAAAATTATCTACCAAGCTTATAAATTTGGTGTAAGTGAAAAATCAGTTAAAAGTTATGGACTACATATTATTTCACCCTATGCAATTAAAGATAATTTTATAGATCCATACAAACTAAGGCTTGTAAAAGCTTATTAACACAGTTTCATCAAATAGTTAAATTAGTTTGTGTTTTGCAATAAATTGGGTATAGATTACAAATGATATTTCAGGAGGCCCAATATTTTGAATGAACTAACTAAAGAACAAAAGTATACAATAGCTAAATTTTACAAATTATATATTGAACGTTCGAATAATGGAGAAACAGAAACAGTCGCTAACTTTTTTTGGCGATGCTAAAGATGCACGTGAAAACTATTTTTGCGATCGTGATTATCAAGACTTCTTAACTAACTGCCAAATTTTAATTCAAAACAAATACTTAACTGGTGAAATTTTGGACGATAACATTTACAATATTTCTATTTTAAACAAGACATTTATTGAATTTGAACAAAATTTTGGTTGAACATGAATGTCTCAACTATAAACTTTTTAACCCTATTTTAAAGCAGGAGTGAAAAACATACATGAGTGAATGGCATATTAATAATCAATCTACAAAACCTTTTTTAATACAACAAGCGGAAAAGCAATTGTCTATTGTTAAACCATTGCCTAATGGTAGCTTCCAAATACTCACAGAAATAAATTTGGAGAATGGCAATATTAGTAACATCGATCATTCTTTACTTGTTTCAGTAGACCCCAAAGCATTAGAAATAAGTATATTTGACGCTGTAAATTAAACGCAATATTTTTATTTAATTATTTTAATGTTTCGCCTTTTAAATGAAAACAAGATTACTGAATTATTATGAGATTTTAAAAACAATAAATATTCTCAATAATTAATCAGTCTTAATAAAAAATTAACAAAAAGTTGATTAGTTAAATTATTAATTAAGTAGTAAGATATTATGCGATGTGGTATCCTATTATTGTTAAACATTTTGAGTGTTTAACATTACTTCTTGTTATCGCCATATACAGACTTTAATTCTCGTCATTATTAAAGTTCTGTATTGGCGCTTTTTTTATTCAAAATCAAAAGTCGGACAGATGAAAAGTAAAAAACTTTTCCATCAATTCGATTTATTATAGAACCATTATATATTGTTAGATCTCCACAATTTATTGGACAAAAAAATAACGGCTAGTGCTTTTACCACACCAACTGTTATCGATTTAAAGCATAAAAAAACAGCCCTATAATAAGGACTGTTTGAATAAGTTAAAATTACATTTTAACTACGTTTGCAGCTTGCTCGCCACGGTCGCCTTCAACGATGTCGAATTCAACTTTTTGGCCTTCTTCTAATGATTTGTATCCATCTTCAGCGATTGCTGAGAAGTGTACGAATACGTCGCTACCATCTTCTCTTTCGATGAAACCAAAACCTTTTTCTGCATTAAACCATTTAACTGTACCGTTATTCATATTGAATACCTCCGTCGTGCTTTTGCACTAAATATTTTGTAACAAATTCATAAATGAAAAGGAGAATATTCTATATAAATAACTCACATTTTTCTTCACGCTCTTTATTACTTAACTTTCATTATACACTTTTAAATATAGAAGTAAAGCATTATTTTATTTTCTGTGATAATACACATTGAACTATATAGTAACATTCCATTTTAATACTAAATTTAAAATTTTTATTTTCTAATATTAAATACACTTGCTTTTGATACTATTTACTTTTTTAATTCTGAATTGATAATAAATCATATCGTGATCTAAAAATTATAAAAGGGCCACTAGCAGCAGTGACACTTTTACAATGAGCATTATTGACCTGAATCAGCGTTGTCTTCGCTCCAAATATTTAATTTCTCTTTTTTCGCTTGTGCTTCACTTTTTCTTAAAAGTTGTTCATGTGTATTGTTAGGTTTATAAACATAAGCAACTTTAGCCAAGCCTTGACGAACTAAAGCTTCGTTTACCATTTTTCCATCAGCATAAATATACGCTAAGCCACGTCCATATTTATCAGTTCTTTGACCTTTGTCAAACTCGACTTCAATTTTATTTGCATTTTCTACCATTTTTTTCGTAAATGCACTTGCTTCAGGGCCATATTTCTCTACACCTTTTTTAGGATGCTTTGTTTCAGGTGTATCAACTAATAATAGTCTGAATGTCATTGGTTGACCTTTGTACATTAATTTAACCGTATCACCATCAATCGCTTTAATTAATGTCGCAGGTTCTTTATGTAATTTTTTAGTTGAAGTTGCACTATATACTGTTGGATCTTCAGAACCACTTCTATTTACGCCGTTATCTGTTTGTGATGCATTTGCTGAGCTACTTAGACTTGAAACTACAACTAAAGTTAACACTAAGCAACTAGTAGCGAAAAAGAAAAACCTCTTTGCGTATTGCCCTTTCGAAACATTACTGATAGCCATCCCTATAAGTAATATTGAAACAATTGCCATACATATGCCAGCACTTAATAAGTATTCTGTCATAACTAACACCTCTTTCTTTTTAGTTAATTTTAATATTAAACGTTAATTAATTATAATTCTACATTTTACAATTAATTAATAAAAATTTAATAATTATAATAAAATAACTATACTTACTTTTATGTATTTTCTATATTTTAGGTGTCAGAACTTATATATTTAGCCTTATTTGTAAAATTAAAAAGCCTACAACATGAATCGTTGCAGACTATCATATCGAGACAAAGAGGTTTATTAGCGTCTCTATATCTATGCGGAATTTGAAAAGATTATTTATTATATTTACGGGGATAAATTGTCATTTAAAAACGAGATGTATAACTTATAATTTACTTTGGATTAGCGTTTTTCAGTTTTCTCTATTTTATTATTCACTTTATCAATTTGTTTATTTAAATAATTTTGGTGAGACTGACTAAGTGTACTTACTTTTGCAGTTGCCTTAGCGAGATCTTCATAGCTTTGTGTATCTTTATAATCGTTAATTAAGCTTTGTGCTTCTTTAACATGATCACGTCTAATAACGCGTTTGTCACGGTCTGTGAAATGTGATGAGTCAATTTCACTATAACCATATAACCAACCTTTTTTAATACCTGTTTGATTAGTATGTAAATCATATTCTATGTAGTTGTCATTAGATAGTGCTTTTAATTTATTTAATTGACTCTTTTCTACTATTGAAAATTTCTCCTCAGTAGTAATTTCAGTATGGGTTTGTAAAATATTTTTATTATCCGAATCTTTTACAACAAAATTAGTTTCAACACTCTCTGTCACTAATGCGTTTGCGTGATTAGAATGCCATAATTGAGTTGCACAAATTACACCCATTGTTAGTACTAGTACTTTCCTTTTCATTTATTTATGCTCCCTTATTTGCTTTGATTGTAAAACCGACTTTTTCACCCTGTTTTCTTCGCCATTGAAAATTATATACCAATATTTTAGAAACAATAATTAACTTGCGATGAACAAACTATTAACAATAATCTTGAGTCTTATATTTATCTTAATTAATAATATATTTATTTAAGATTATGTTACTTCCAACTTTCAAAGTAGAAAAACGGTATAATTTGTTGATGGGTGTTTATTGATAAACTGCAAAAAATACAGCCTACAACCACATAGATTGTAGACTATATTTAAAATAATAGGTATTTATCATATCTCGTAAACTTAGTGCCAATTTTTATACTCGTGGTGCTGGTAAGCTACCCTTAAATTCAGGAACGTAGTGTGTAGGGCTATAACTTGGAACAGCATATTGATAATTTACATTTTTGATATTTAATGATGGTTTCCCAATTTTATAACCATTTGATTGTGAAAATGAGAAATATTTCTTCACACCTTTAACTACTTTATAAGAATAGAAGTATTTATAGTCATATGCTTTATTTACTTTAGCATTTTGATGTGTTGCTGTTGTGTTATTTTGGAAACTTGGTACATGCATACGATGTGAATTGTGACCATATGGTGGAATTACCTTGAAACTATTTATTTGTGGCACAACACAAAAGTGATTAATTTTAATGCTAGCATGCCCTGGTGTAACAAATTTATGCGCGTGATATCCAGGAACTGCAAAATGATGCTTGATAATTAAAGATTGAGATGGATGTGTATATCTAGGCGATTCTGATGGTTTAACAATAAAGTGTTTATTAATAGAATCCTTTGCATGATTTACATGTTTATGTACATGTGTTGATTTGTATGAAGTAATAACTTTCTTGTAGTGGGTTTGCGTAGTAATGAAGTGGTGGTTTACTTTGTTTTGCGTAATAAATCTATTTACTTCTGGGCCTTTAGCAACAAAATGCTTATCAACTTGTTGTGAAGCTGGATTGTTTGTTGCTACATTCACGCGATTATTGATTTCTTTGTACTCTGGTACAATGTTTCCTAACTTTGATTCTGGTACGGCAAAGTTTTTATCTACAATTTTACTAGCTGCCGATGAATCTACAATCTTATTCAATTTGTCTTCAGAAACTACAAAGTTTTTATTGTCAGTTAAATTACTAACATTTACTTTTGGCGAATTCTTAAATTCATCGTAAGCTGGAATAATTTTATTAATTCCTGATTCTGGAACTACAAATTTTTTGTCAACACTCTCTGTCACTGATGCTTTAGCGTGATTTGAATTGATAAGTTGTGTAGCAAATAGCGTGCTCATAGTTAAAACTAATAATTTCTTTTTCATCTGTTATTTCTCCTTTATATAGACTCAATATTATAACCAATATAATTTCCCTGTTATATTCACTAACAGCATTATATACCAGAATTTTCAGTATAATAATTAACTTGAAGTAAACGTTGTCTTAACATTTTTATTGTTTTTCAGCTTAAAATTAATTATTGATATTGATAGTTAAGCATAATAATTTTTTCGTAATATAAAGTGAAAAAAGTAATAGTCCACACCTGTTTAGAATGTGGACTATACTAGATTGCATCATTGAAATGATGACTTTGATATTATTTATTGCTAGTTTAAAATGTTGTTATTTTTACGACAAACTCATTATTTGCTTTGCAGCCATGCATTAATATTATTTGCCATTGTATACTTTATTGATTTGTTTATTAAAACGTTTTTGATGACCTTCACTTAAAGTATTTACTTTTTGTTGTGCATTTAATCGGTCTTTATAACTATGTGTATCTTTATAATTATCAACTAACTTTTGAGCTTCTCTAACGTGTTCACGCTTGATTACACGCTTCTCACGTTCAGTTAGATGAGAAGAATCAATTTGACTTATACCAACCAGTGATCCTGATTTTCTACCAGGTAAAGCAGACGTTTCTTCAAATTCAACAACATTATTATGCGTATGATTTGAAGTTGTTGGTGATTGATGCGTTGTTGTGAAATCATGACTTTCACCATTTAATCCAGCTAATGGTTTTGGTGTTTTGTAAACGATTTGTTGCTGAGTTTGACGCTCAACTGTAGGCATTGGTACCTGAGTCGTTGTTTCAGTATATGTAGTCGGTGTTGTTGGTTTCTTTGATGGCGCAGAAACCACAAGTTGCCTGTCGTTTTCGTTGTCGTCTTCGTCATCGATTAGTGAAACCACAGACTCATTTTTAGATTTTTGTCTGTTTATAAATCTTTCTTTTAATGCCTCTGACTTTCTTTGATATTCAGCTTTTTGTTCTTCAGAAATTTCTTGTGTTGTAGATTTATTATTTTGAGTATTTAAACTTCTTTTACTTCTTTTTGATACGTCATTTTTAGCAGCTTCTGTATCTGCTTTTAACTTTAATGCCATAGTCTGATTATGATTTTTTTCACTAGTTAATGCTGGTATACTCTCTGGACGTTCTTGTTGAATTTTTTTAAAAAATTTATCTATAATAAATTCTAAATCCTCTTTTTTTCTATTTAACATCCTTTGATTTACTGCTCTTTTTTTATCCGACTTATCTTGAACTTCTCCAACAATCAAATCTAACTCACTATATAATTCTTCAACTTCGTCCTTATTTGTATTATAGAATGTATACCCTACCATTAATACTTTATTTTCTAAATTGTTTATTTCTACGTCGGCATTATGTTGCTCTGTATTGTTAAAGTCCTTTAAATCACTATTTTTCAGTTGTATTTCTTCAATATCTTTTAAAAACTCTTGTTTATTTTTCTTTAATGTATCAAAAATATAAGAATATCTTTCATGTGTTAAACCTAATAAATCATTCGATTTTCTGCTAATATCTGCATTTTTTATCTTCTTTTCTTCATTTAAAAAATTTTTTAATGCATCATCTTCAGCCATAAATTTTTGTTGATATTTTTTTACAGCCTTTTCATATTCTGGCTCTTCATATTTTTCATAATCAGCAAAAGATAATGATGAAATCAAACTTTCTAAACTATCTCTATAATTTTCGTAAGAATTGGATTTATTACTTTTATCTTTCAATTCTAAAGCTTTTGATACATATGGATTCTTCTCCCCAGAAACCACTGCACTCGCATGATTACTTTCCCAAATTTGTGATACACATAATGCTCCCAATGATAAAACTAGCAATTTATTTTTCAACTGTATTTTCTCCTTAATTTTCCCTAATTAACAACCTACCTTACACCCTATTTTTTCGCCAAGCCAAATTATATAACATCTACCTTTTTAAAATAATTAACTGTTGATGAATTAATTATTAATTATATTCAAACAATATATTTGGAAAATCCAAGTAAAAAAGCCACCTTTTAAGGTGGCTTCTTCATGAATCATATGATTAATTTAATATTATTATTACTTATTTCTTATCTTTATTTTCTTTTTTTCTTCTGAAAAGTAGTAATGAACCTAATGATGCTAATAATCCCCAAATTAGTGACGTATTCGCTTCATCTTCAGAACCTGTATCTGGTAATGGTTCTTTACTATCTTTAGCCTCATTTTTATTAGAAGCATTAGTACCATTTTTAGGTGAATTAGGCGGAACTACATTATTGTTAGAACCTGACTCGGAATCGCTATTTGAATCACTGTCTGAGTCGTTGTCTGATCCTGTGTCACTCGTTGAATCGGAATCTGAATCACTTGATGAATCGGAGTCACTACCTGAGTCTGAATCACTCGCTGAATCCGAATCGCTATCTGAATCGGAGTCACTATCTGATTCTGAATCGCTGTCTGAATCGGAGTCACTATCTGATTCTGAATCGCTGTCTGAGTCTGAGTCACTATCTGAATCTGAATCACTGTCTGAGTCTGAGTCACTATCTGATTCTGAATCGCTATCTGAATCTGAATCACTCGCTGAATCCGAGTCACTATCGGAATCTGAGTCACTGTCGGAATCTGAATCGCTATCTGAATCTGAATCGCTGTCTGAGTCTGAGTCACTGTCGGAATCTGAATCGCTATCTGAGTCTGAATCACTGTCTGAATCTGAATCGCTATCGGAATCTGAGTCACTGTCTGAGTCAGAATCGCTGTCTGAATCTGAATCGCTGTCTGAATCTGAGTCGCTATCTGAGTCTGAATCGCTATCTGAGTCGGAATCACTGTCGGAATCTGAATCGCTATCGGAATCTGAGTCACTGTCTGAGTCGGAATCGCTATCGGAATCTGAGTCACTGTCTGAGTCGGAATCGCTATCGGAATCTGAGTCACTGTCTGAGTCAGAATCGCTGTCTGAGTCAGAATCGCTGTCTGAATCTGAGTCGCTATCTGAGTCGGAATCGCTATCGGAATCTGAGTCACTATCTGAGTCTGAATCGCTCGCTGAGTCGGAATCACTCGCTGAATCTGAATCGCTCGCTGAATCTGAATCGCTCGCTGAATCTGAATCGCTTGCTGAATCTGAATCACTTGCTGAATCTGAATCACTTGCTGAGTCTGAATCACTTGCTGAATCTGAATCACTTGCTGAATCTGAATCACTTGCTGAATCTGAATCACTCGCTGAGTCTGAATCACTTGCTGAATCTGAATCACTCGCTGAATCTGAACCACTATCTGATGTAGAATCACTGCCAGAATCTGAACCGCTATCTGAATTAGAATCGCTGCCAGAATCTGAACCTGGGTCAGAATCTGAATCCTCTGGAATTGGTTCAATTTCACCAGGCTCATCAGGTTGTTCAGGAACAACTGGTTTATCGATACCGTCACCAGAACCTGATCCGTTATTAAATGCTACTTCGTTGTCCCATGACATAGATCTCCATATAAAATTAGAATCATAACCATAAAATGTCGAACGTAGTGCTAAATCACCTGTACTAGCAGGATCAATATGGCCATTAACAACTACAATATACGGTGTTGTAATTTGGTCATCGTCCGTAGGAAATTCTACTTTGTATTGATTAGCATTTGGAAATGAAATTCTAACTTGATTAGTTACATCTTCAAAATCGCTAGGATTCACATAATAACTTTCAGATAAATCATTAGCATTATCGACTCTATAAACTTTAATATCAGTGTTTTTTGCATCTATTAACGCATTACTCTTTGTATTAGGAATTAAATTACCTGTTAAGGCAGGTAACACAACGTTATCTCCGCTTGGATTGACATAAATTGTTTGGCGATACGTATTATTTGTTTTATCGATTTGATCAATCGTACCTTTAATTGATAAATTATGGAATTGTCCATATTTCTCATAGTCGATTAATACTGTCTTACTAGCAGTATTGGTTCCTATGCCAGTTGTCAATGTCACATTACCTGTCTTTGTAACATTTTCAGGGTCAATATAAGCTGGCATAGTAATATTAGCTGTTACATTTTCTTTATTATCAACATAGTCTGTAAATGTATAAATAACATTACCATCACTATCGATTACACCATTTGCCAATACTTGATCTCCAGCCATAATTGGTGGCACTTTAGCAGTTGAAGTTACACCATTTAAGTTTAATTCTTTAGGTACAGTTATTTTGAATGTGTCACCTTTAACAGCAGAATTAGGCACTGAAAAACCATAATTCAGTTTGACATAACCTGCTTGGTGCGGATACACAGTCGTACCAGAGTCAATAGTAACTTTCACATCTGTCAACTGATTCGTAATATCTGTGCCAGCTGCCGGTGCATCTGCAGCTACTGCCGCTAAACTAAATGCTCTCATTCTAGGCGTACTTGGATTAACCGCTTGACTAACTACATCTTTATTACTTGCATCTGTATTCTGTGGAGCTGATTCATTGTTTGAAGGTGTTGCTTCAGTTGAAGTATCTTGCGTTGTTGAAACATTTTCCGCATTTGTAGAATTTTGAGGTGAATTTACAGATGATACTGTATTAGTATCATTAGAAGTCGTTTCATTACTTGTTTGATTCACTAATTCCTCCGCATTTGTATTGCTTGATTGAGTTGTTGCCGGTGTATTAGCTTGATTCGTTGTCGTAGTAGTAGCTTCACCAGTTACCGGCGTTTCTTCCGTAGTTGCATTTGTTGATGATGATTGTGTCGTTTCCTGTTGTGCTGGATTTTGCGCCACACTCGTTTCGCCATTATTAGTGTTTGACGATGTTTTAGTATCACTCACGTTTGTGTCGTCTGTTTTAGGTGCAGCACTAACGCTACTTGAATCATTACTTTTGCTTTCGTTACTTGCGCTATCAGATTGCGTAACACTATTTTCACTTGCATCTGCTTCTTTACTGCTGAGTACTCCAAAACCGATTAACGTACCTACAAGCACTGAAGCCACGCCAATCGATTTTTTCCGAATTGCGTGTTTTTCTTTTTTCTTCATATTCATTTTATTCCCTCTTTTTAAAAAGTCATTTTATATTAACTATATACCCTTTAAAGATATATTTAATCTCTGTTAATGGAATTATACACTAAAATTGCATTATAGCAATTAATTTGTATCGATATTTTATTATCCACAATAATACTTTACTAACAAACATTTTATTTATTGCTATTTTAAGAATTACAAACGACAACGTACGATTTGATTGCAAACATTTTTTATTATTAATATGAACTCTACCTAATGTAATCCTAGCTTTAAATCATATTTTTTCAAAAGCAGATGTGTAATTTATGGTACCTGTTTTTCCCGCTAAACTGTTCACTTTTAATTCTTTAATTAAAAACGCTTCGTCTGGTATACCATCATATGGTGGATAAATGTCGTACATACTTGCGCGTTGATATCCTAGATTGGCATAATACGTCGGCCATCCTAATACACTGATAAAATTATATCCTTTTAATATTGCTTCTCGTTCTAATGCTTGAATCAATCGCTTCCCAATACCTTTATTTTGATGATGAATATCAACAGATACAGGTGCTAACACTAATCCAATTTCCCGTTGTGCTCCGTTATCAAGATAAACTTCACTTAGTAAACCGTGCCCTACAACTTCGTTTTGAAGAACAGCTACTATTTCTAAGTTATTGTCATACGTATCACTTAGACGAATTTGGTCTACTAGCTCTGATTCATTACCATAACCATGTTCACTATTTTCAAATGCCGTTCTAATTAACTGGTCAACTTGAGCAAAGTCATGTTGATGTATTTGTCTAATTTGCATCTTTGCCCCTCCTTTTAGTTCTATCTTATAGAAAAATGCATTACAACATAAAGTAATATTTTATAGTAATGACGCCATTATTTCATTAAAATTGAATGATATTTTTCGCAATAAACAACTACCCTCTTAAATCAATTTTTAGATAAACTGCAAATCATAAATTTCTTTATTATTATAAGTATTAAAACGGTCGATTTGACCTTTTAATATAACTTCCTGTTGTTTGCGACTTACATTATGATAATAAGTCATACGTACATTCAAATCAGCTTCATAACCATTATTCTCAATCGTTCTTTCTAATTCTTCGTACACATTTTTATTAATTGGTAACATGTACCCTTCTTTACTAGGTAAAATATTCACGTATTTTTTCTGAATGACTTTATCATTACCCAATAAAACCTCTATTGCAATTTTTTTAGCAGCACCGCCACCTAAATTATATAGTTTAATATAATCTTTATGATGATGCTCTTCTGTTGCCGAATTCATTATATTAAGTTGATCCTTCTCCCTTTCTAATAAAATTTGGTTAAAACCTAAAGCTGGCAGAAAGCTAATTTTCATTTGATAAAGTTGAACTGAAACTGATACAAAATAAAATAAAGCCATAATAAATGTTCCAATAGATCCTATAGCTGAAATGATATTAATCATTAAGATATCAACCTTCCCATAAGAAATTTATATGATTAATTTCAAACTGAAAAAGCATTTTACTTAATCGTTTATATCCAAAAACAATCATTTTAAACGTTATATTCGACTGCTCATATAAAAAGTTTTGCTTTATAGCCTTAAGTAATTTTTTAACCATCAAGTACGATTATTATTACGGCAATCTATTTGCATTGACTAAAAAATACAATAACGCTTTTAAGAGCTCCCATCTTTGACCAGTATTTTTCCAAATTAATAACACATCTTCTTCAATACATATTCATCTCATACAAATAAGTTGATTTTTTTATTTTTACAAACGTAATTTCTTAACAAATCAAAATTTTACATTTAAATCTTTCGATATATTACAAGTTTTTTAAAAAAGTAATATATTTCTATCAATAAAAGTAATATAATATTAGTAATTATAGTTTCATTAATTTATTGCAACAATACATAGGATCATTATTACAAGAATTATTTAATATCATCTTAGAATCTCACAAAATATCAACTTTGTTTAATTACTCAAAATGATAAGTCATTTAGAGTTTTTAAAATAAATTTTTGCGAAATAAAGGAGACATGTTAAATGAAAAAAGTAATGGGGATATTATTAGCAAGTACACTTATCTTAGGTGCTTGTGGACATCATCAAGATAGTGCAAAAAAAGAGAGCGCTAGTCACAAAAAGAAAGAAAATGACAATGAAGAATTAAATGAAGAACTTAAAGAATTTAAAAGCAAAAAAAATATGGATATAAAAATTAAAGGCGATACTATTGTTAGTGACAAATTTGAAGCTAAAATAAAAGAACCGTTTATCATCAATGAAAAAGATGAGAAAAAGAAATATATCGCTTTTAAAATGGAAATTACTGCTAAAAAAGACGATAAAGATTTAAATCCATCTTCTATTTCTCATGACTATATTAATATCACTCAAGATGATAAAAATACAGTAAATAAATTAAGAGATGGTTATCTTTTAAGTGATAAAAAATATAAAGATTGGACAGAACATAACCAAGATCAAATTAAAAAAGGCAAAACTGCACAAGCCATGTTTATCTATGAGTTAAGAGGTGATGGAAATATTAATTTAAATGTCCATAAATACTCAGAAGATAAAACAGTTGATTCTAAATCATTCAAATTTAGTAAACTTAAAACCGAAGATTTTTCTCATAGAGCGGAAACAAGAGAAGAAGTAGAAAAGAAAGAAAAAGAATTTGAAGAAGAGTACAAAAAAGAACAAGAACGAGAGAAAGAAAAAGAAAAGCAAAAAGATGACGACCACAGTAGTTTAGATGAAGTATAAATTTGGTTTGTTGATTGTCTTACATTCAGTTATTTAATTTTTAGAGAAACTGACTTATTTATAGCTTAGCCAACATGATACTATAAAACTATGATTAAAAATAAAAAATCTGTGTTTAATGGTGTTAAAGAAATCAGTCCCCGTGCCGGAAAATCATAAAAAAAAGATGGGATAAATTTGTAAATCCCGCATTGAATAATGCATTAAAACAAGAAGAGGCTACATGGGGAAATGTACAAGGTCAAGTTTCACAAGCATTGATGGGAACTGGTATTAAAGATTCTACTGCAAGAAGCATAGGGTTTTGGGTTTCCCAAGTTGGTCAAGCATTAATATAAAAAGAGTGTGATAAAATGAATAATGAAGAATTAGAAATGAGATTGTTATTAATGAAACAATCAATAGAACAATTACAAGAAGAACTAGCGCCTAACTTAAAAACTAGAGATTTAGTGTTATTAAGATATATGTATTCATATAAAGAAATTAATATGCTAGATTCTTACTTGTTCCAATTGGCTACAAATAAAGAGCAAATAACAAAAAAACAATTTAAAACAAAATTGGAAAACATTAGAGAAGTACCAGAAATACCTATTAGACAAGTTAATGATATATTAGAAGGTTATAAAAATAGTGAGTTATATGTTGAGTTGATAAATAGCATCCTAAAATAAAAATAAACATACTAAGATTAGCTATGAAGGAATCTATGACGATAGATTTTTTCATAGCTATTTTTTATAGTTATAAAGAGGAGTAGTCTGTTCTGACTCTTGGATTTTAAATCTGTATAATAAACAAGTAAGCTTTACTCTCGCCTTTTAAAATTCGTTTGTAGTATGTTGGGTTCTTAAAATCGTGAATAGGAAAATGCAATGAGAAAGGTTAAGTAAAGTTTTTAACTTCTCATTTATTCAATGGAGAATTTTTTATCGATTACTTAGACATTAATATTAGTAAAAGAAGTAGTGTAGTTGCAAATTATAAAAACTAAAAATTCCAAAAAGAGTTTATCATCCAAAACAATAAAAATGGCTACAATGGTATGTTGTGAAATGCATTTCTTAACTACGACTTCTTTTATTTCCGTCTCGTCAACTATTGCTGATTGTGTTAATAGGCATATTGATTCTAATGAAAATATCAAAACTCGGCTCATCTCTTTATAACTACACCCACTTAGTGACGTAACAAAAATGAAAAGTTCTTTTTCAGTAGCCATTTATCCAATTAAGTGTAGACGATTCACATTTTTATATTGACATATATAACATGGAGAATTTTTTGCGTATAAAGAAGTTTCTTCATGAACAATGTTGAATGTAAAACTCAGAATCCAACTTTTTTGACACTTATTTGACACACATCACTGTCCCCTTATATCTCAAAAACTAATTCATAATCACTTATTACTCTTTCCTCCATCAAATAAACACCTATACAAACACTGCTATATCAATACTCACAACAAATTCTGCAATGCATTATCCCCTGAAAAACACATAATAAAAAAGCCTACATCCACAAAGGTTGTAGGCTACAAATATGGAGACGGCGGGAGTTCATTAAAGCGTTTATCTATTCATGTATAACTCGCTATAAGCATTGTCATATCAACGTTTAAATTGACTAATCAGTTGTGTGTAAAATGTTAAAATTGAAAAAACACAAGATATTTGTGCACTTTACTTTTAATAAATTCCTATCTACGTTTTTTTGAAATATTTTACTTTAATACTCAATTATGAGTGATTAATTTAGCTGGTTTATATTCCATAATTACTATTTTATTGTTTAGCCTTTTTTTCAGATAAGGTATATATCTACAATACCCAAAGAGCCCCCACCTTTTCTTATGGTAGTCAAAGTAATTATATTCATTTATAACTTTCATTTTATTTGGTAAAACTTTATCCAATTCATTTAAATCATTGTATCCATATTTAAAAACAGGTTGTGAGGATAATTTTGATACAGATTTATGTCTTTTTGTATTATTTGCAATTGTTTTTTGAGCAAAATTCAATCGCAAATGTCAAATTATGATCTCCAAACTTTTTAATAATAGTATGTAATAATTTAGTCATTACACTCTCATCAAAATACATCAATACACCTTCAAAGATAAACAATATATTTGACTTACTATTAAAAAATTTATAATTTATAACATCTTCAATCCAACTGTAATCCAGCATTGATTTAGCTATCATCTTATAACTATCTGTTTCTTTAAAAAATGTTTTTCGTATTTCTATTGATTCAGGTACATCTAAATCTATCCACGATATTTTTTCGTTATTAAATCTTTGAAACCTTGTATCTAAGCCACAACCTATATTGATCACAATCAAATTTTTATTATCCTTGATAAGCCTTTTAGTAACACTATCTATTATCACAGAACGTATACTAATTCCAATTTGAGACATGTCATCACATGTAACATTTTTGTATATATCATCTAAACCATCAAATATTTTTTTAGATAGTGCGTCTTTTATTATTGGTTTTTCGTATTCGTACTCTTTTGCTCGAGCTATCAAAGGAATTAACATTGATTCGGGAATTCCATCTAGTCGTTTCATTTAATCACTCCGTAAAAATATTATTATTAATACATTAGAAATTTTTATAACTTATTTCTAGTGAGATTTATTTAAAATTTCTTTTTTAATTTACTTCTCAAATGTTCTAATGTAATAGGATCTGTGAACCAATAATCTTCTGCTTTATATGAAATTACATGTCCTTTTTTTACAGCTTCAATATTCTGCCATGTATGTGTTTTTTCAAAATCAAATTTCCCGTATGAAGGCTTACTTAAAAATATATAATCACCAGCATATTTACTAATATTTTCTTTTGAAATCGAAGCATAACCTTTTTTATCTTCTTGTAATTTATCTTTATATTGCTTTGTCATTGGCATACCGAATGCATCATGAACAATATCCAAACCACGACCCCATGTAGAGTTATATATGTATATTTGCTTTTCATCTGGTTCAAACACAGATGCTGTTGCTTGACCAATTTTACTTTGAATTTCTTTTTTATCTTTCCTAGTTTTATCTTCCCACTCTTCAATCCATTTTTTTGCTTTATCCTCATTATTAGTCAAATTGCCTATTTCTTTTAATATTTCTTTATGATTGTATTTATTATATGTATATGGGACTGTTGGCGCTATTTTTTGGTATTTTTTAATATTTTTATCCATAGCATCTACAACGATTAAATCGGGTTTTGCTTTAGCAACTTTTTCAACATCATTTTCTCCAATATAATCAACCCCTTTTAAATAAGGTTTTAAAATTGAAGAATCTTTAGTTATATCTGAAACAGCAATTGGTTTGATTCCTAACTTTATAAAATCACCAACATAAAATCCAGTTAATACAGCAACTCTTTTAGGTTTCTCTGGTACTTTCAGTGTTTTACCATTTTCAATTTTATAGTCTATAGTCTTTGTCGAGTCACTTGTTTTATCGACAGATGTTGAACACGCAGTCAAAATAAATAAACTACATAATAAAATTCCAATTAATCTTTTCATAATATCATCCTTTCGCTTTTAATTGATATTCATTTTCAATTATAGATTTTTAAAAATAATAGTCAATACTTATACCTATCCTACTCGATGGAATGAATGTATTTCGTTAAGCCATAATTAACTTATACATTGTTTTTAACGTGTGAGAGAATTTTTATTATCACATGAAAGCTTTTTGATATAGATGTTTGTGAATAAAAAAATAGGCAAGTACCGAAGTACCTGCCTGTTATCTACATTTAAATCTTGAGAGAAATGTTAAAAAGTTCTAGTAAAATAATAGCACATTTTATCTTTAAATGTAAATAGAAAGCAGGTGTGTAACGCACCTGCTTAAATAGACATGAATATGTCATTCTAACTGATTTCTCCCCATAAGTCACCTAATACCTGATTAGGTGGGGCAGAACCATTCCATGTTCTAATAGGCAAGCAATAACGTTGCCCCTCCCGTTTATATAATACCCATAAATAGCATTTATATAACTAATTTATGTAATTTTACAAGGCTCAAAATTGAGTTCTTCCGTTAAATTCATAAACATTTAGTACGGCATTTTAGTTTCGCCGTTTGATGTTATGTGTTCTTTGGTGCGTTCTGGTTCGAAAAGAGTTGCTTATTAGTATAAAATACTTGCGCCCATATATCACACTGGTGGGACATTTAATTCTGGATTTTCAGCTATTTTCATAAATTTATTAGCTGATAATTAGCTTAATCCAATTTTCAAGCCATAGCCTAAATTCCCCATGCACTAAGTCATTTTGTTTCATATGGTTTTAATCTACGACCAATCGCAAAGATAGATTGACCAGCGATGTTTAAAGTCATATTTCACGGATCCACATTTACGATAAACATATCTAGTTACACAATATTATCCCTTACTGCAACACAGGACGTTTCTCAGCGTATAATTTATATTTATTTATCTGTAAACGTATGTTTTTTTACATCTTCTATTTTCAAGGTTTTTATTTTGTCTGGATATTCAGGAAAATACCATTTAAAATATTCTGTGCCAGTAACAAATGTCATTGTTCCATCACCTTCATTATCTGAGTATAGTATGTTTATTTTATTAACTAACATAGAATCTAATTTATTCATTATTTTCAAAACATCTTCACTAGATAATAGTGCTCTTTGTATATCTTTACTCATCTTTCTATTATTTATTTTTTCTTTTTTATAATGTTTCATTAATTGAACTTCAATAAACTCATTTAAAAAGTAAATTTCATTAAAAGTACCACCTACTAATGCAATTTCATTTTTGTCAGATGAATGTAAATACAATTGTGTTGTATCAGTTTTTAAAATATTAATATCTTTCTTTATATTAAAATGTCTTTGTAATAATTTTTCTAGTTTTTCCTGACTTATATATTCGTTGTTTTTGGTAAGACTTTTTAGTAATAAAAATCTAGTGTATATAAAAAAACTGATACACGACATTATTGTAGAATAACTTAATTTAACAAAATTATTAATAAATTCTGTCAGTTCTTTTTTTATTGTTTAAATTTTTGATATATTTCTGATTTGCTTCTTCGAGTTCATTTTTATAATAATCTATTTGTTTGCGATAATTATAATTCCTTCTTCTCCACCTAATTGCAGAAATAGTATTAAACACAGTTAAAATAGTCCCTATTATAGTTATTATTATTCCAATATTATTCATTTATCCCCCACCTTTTTAGTAAAATTTTAACATTATAAATAGAAACTACAAAATAGCCTAATCCAATTTGTTTAGATTCTTTGCTTAAAACTACTGAATATCATACATTAATCCTATCATTGATTATTTTTACCATCATATTTTTCTTCTAGATTAAATTATGTTCCCAAAACATGAGATATAAACCAATATAATATAGAACTCCGTTTTATACACAAAAAACGCCACAAATAAGTGGCGTTTTTAAGTTAGCTTAGTATTCATTAATCATTTAGTTTTCATAATTATTATTTTTCTAAAAATCACTATTTTTTATCCAAGCCAACAATTTCAATTCTATTATTTTCCTCCATCATCTTAGCAACATTAACAACAGGCATTATAAAAGTATCAAACATATTTGCTTTCGATGTGAGATCAGATACTAAACTACGAATATAAGGATATAAAATTGCAATAGCATTTTGTGTGAGTAATATTTTTAAACTATTTTTATCTTCAACATCGTTTTCATATTCGATATCAAAGACTCCTGTTAATTGCATATTTATAATAAACGGACAATTGGGTTTATTATTACCTATTTGGCAGTCCATTATAATGTAAGCTTCTTCATTTTCAAAGGCTACTTTTGCAGAAAAATCACTATTCACTTCAAAAGTATCAACATTTTCAATATCTAATTCTTTATTTTTACTATAACTAATATGATTAAAGTTGTAAGTTTTGAAACCTATACTAGCCATTACGCTACTACTCCTAACTCATTTGAAAGATTAAAAGTTTGAGTTTCATTATCAGAAAATTTATAGCTAAAATCACTCGTCACTTCATTTATTTTAATTTTATGATTTACAGTTAATGATACAGAGGGCGAGTTTTTATATTGATTTGAATATAGTCTTTTACCAACTGTCATTTGATCTAGAAAACTATTTTCTTCAACAGTGTAATTTAGTATATCTACTAAGTGCTTTCTAACTGTTTCTTTATCCAATTTCCTATTACTATCATTTATATACTCTTTTAATTTCAAACCCATTTATATCACCTCTACTTATATTAAGTTACCACATTTTCATTATAAATACACTTATTCTTAATAATATCATTCTGTCTTATACAAAGTTCTTTACCGTTAGGTATGTTAGATTCTTTTTCTTTTTTTGCTTTTATCAAATTGAGTATAAGTTTCTTTTTGGATAGCATCAATTTCAAGATTATACTCTCTAATCATAATCTCAATTATTAAGCCGTCTATATTACCTCGACTTTTTGTATTATTATTAATCAACTTATCTAATTCATTGTATATTGTTTCTTCATTTTCTTCAACGAATGAATTAAATTCATATTGATTATCATGATCATCTAAATCCATCAATCTATTCTCTTTTACTTTTATATCTATTTGTGCAATGATTTTTTTCTCATATTTTGGTTTCCATCTATCTAAATAATTTTTAGCATTTTTAATTGCTTCTCCAACCTTATTTTTTCTGTCTATAAATAGATAAAGACCATTACCTAAATCAGATGGTAATTTATTAACAGGGAATTCCTTATTTATTTCTAAATTATCATAGCAACTTCTATCTGTACCATGATAACCCCTTATATCTATTGTTGTGCACATAGTAATACTCCTTATGAAAAACAATTGGGTTTAATTATACAACTATACAAGCAGATTATAAAGCCTTTTACTTTTAATCACTATCATAAAGTCTAATAAACGCTAAATCGCATAGGCTTGGCGTCTATTTACATTACTCCTCAAACCCACCTATATCATCAACAATTTCTGGTGTCACAAGACTCACATCTAGTTTATCTGTAAATATTCCTCATTAATCCTCTAACGGAATATCATCCACAATCACAGTATGATTAGGATTAGCGTTAGATACATCTTTCACTGCCTTATCTAATTCCTCATCGTCTCCATCCCATTCACCAATATTAATGAATATAGGGACATTCCCGTTAATATCATGCTTATCTGTAAATAACTTATGGTATTTCCCCAACATATCACGAGCTTTTAAACGATCACTAGGTTTTATTGGTACCTCTATCAGTTCAACATGTTCATTATAGACTAATTGTACTTTGCCACTTTGTGGATTCTCTTTATATTCTCCACGCTTTACTACAACTTCTTTCGTTTCTGTTTCATCACCGACTGCCGCATTCGTAAGCACATGTAGTAACTCTTTTGCGGTTAATACATTCTCATCTATAATCTTATCTTTTTGTTCTTGTATATATTGCTTGATGTGTGGCTTCTTCAATAACCTACACCCTGTCACATGTGCGCTATTTGCGCTATAGCCTGCTTTTATGGCACTTTGTGTTACATTAAGTGTTCTTATATACTCATTCACAAAACGCGCTTGTTTTGCCGTTAACTCACTCATTCTATCACCTCCACAATTTTATCTAATAAGGTTTCATACCATAATCTTACAGATTGTTCTGAACACTCTAAGACATTGCTAATATCTTTAAAACTACGTCCTTGTATTAAAGAATCGAAAATATAAAACTCTTTATCATTAGCTACTCGGTCAACAATCATTTCTAAGTGATTCTTTACAATATGATCATCAATGTTATCGTCTGCCATCCATTCATTGGAATTTTCATCACCTATTGAAAAGAATTCATCAGTATTTATATAATCATCTATTAATACATCACTTCTAGTTCGCTCATGATAATCACAAACGAAGTCTTTTATTTGCTTTTTATCCATTGTTACACCACTTTTACATATGAAGATTGGTGATATGCATTTACTCGTGCAATCTTACTGTTTTCAATTGCTGTATTTCTTTGTTTTTGACGTTCTGAACGTTGTTTAATACTTGCTTGATACAAATCAACTTGTAAGCGTTCAATGACGTTGTAGGGCTTATATCGTCCATTTGAACGCATATATTTTACAACTTGCTTCTGCTCTTTTTCTGTATAATGATTTAGTACCTTTTTCAACAACGCCGTATTATTTATAGATCTATTTTTATAGTTTTGTAACCCTGCTTTTGTTTCAATAATTTTGATAACTAATTTTTCAATCGGATATGAGACAGACACGACCCCCATTATTTCATCACATGTTGTGGTCGACGCACTCATATGGTACATACTTTCAATTTGGAATTCACACATCTTAATTTTTTTATTAATAAATGCTGGGTTAAATTGCGTTAATAGTTGATACTCGGATAGCTTATTGCCGTTATTACGATAATATAAAACGTTCTTAGATTTACTCAGTTTCATTTATCCACCCCACTACTTAATAAAGCCAAACCAATTAAGGCTTGGCTTTTGTCTATTTGTTTTTTCTAATATTTACTTTATCAGCTAAATCTGAAATAGTTGGAACATCTCTTACGTTTCTTTTTTCCTCATCGTTCACATCTTCTTTAAGTGCTTCTAAAATAGATAAGCGTTGGTTTTCATCTAATTCAGCATTGTTTATTGCTTCTAATGTTTTACTAAATTGCATTATTTCTTAACCTCCAATTTTTTGTGTGCATTGAAACGAATTGATTTTGTATTAATAAGAAAGTTGTTGAGGTAAAGTACAATCACTTCGCCATATCGTTGTCTAAATAAATTATCTTTTTTCATTTCATTTTGATCTATCAAGGAATCGAACTTATACATATCTTCTCGATATTCTTCATTCATATTGTTGATTTTATCAATAACATTATTAAACTGTTTGATTGTACCTTCTAATTCACGCGCTAAACTTTGTGCTTCCTCTTGATATAACTCAGGAATATTCTTCCTATTCAACAATAAGTCTATGAGTTTTTCGCGCTTAATGCTGTTAAATAATTCCTTTTTAATTTCAAATCTTTTATTATCTTTTGCTTTCTCATCTTCTAATTTTGAAATCTTATTAAACGTCTTATCAGCCTCATTATCGTTGCCAACTTTTATATACTCTTTATATTTGGAAGATAGATCTTCAATAGTTTTTGTAGTATTTTCAATTTTAGATTCTAAATTATTAATTTCTTCTTTGTAGCCTTTTACTTCATCGGAATATTTTTCAAATAAATGATTTGTTTTCATTTATGTTACCCTCTTTCATTTCATAGTTATCATGTTACACTTCAATTTCTTCTAGGGCTTTCAAACGGTTCTGACTGCCCTCAATTAAGCCCTTAATACTTTTGATAGCTTCTATCTTATCAGCTTGTGTTTTAATGATGTAATAGCCTCTAGTATCTTTTTTATAGCTATATCCGATAGGATAATGATAATTAATGATTAAGCTTGTAATGACTTGTGTTAACCATCTATTGTTAGCCTTATTCACTTCATATCCCAATTGATTTAAGATTTTAGTTTTAGTAATATACTTATTGGACGTATTTTTTATCACATTGAAAACTTGCAGGTGTTCGGTGGGTAAATGATACGTCTCTTTTTCTGCGATACTTTGCATTTCTACACCTCTTTCTTTTAATTATTTCATACCTAAATTATACCATTTTTACAGGTCCAAAACAAACTTACGTTCGCTTTATAGCGCGTTTTATCAATTGTTTAGCTTATCATATATAACACTTATAAAATCATGTTATAAACTTAACGTTAGGCTTTTCACATTAACCTAATATAGAACTTAAGTTCGGTAAAATAACACGAACAAACAGCGAACAAACTTAACTTTTAGGCCTATGCCAAAAACACAAACTTTAGCTTGTATTAGCGTTAACAAAGTTCGCACACCTTGCACAAATCTTGCCATTTTTTCAATTCTCAAAGACTGTATACCTTCCGATTTTAAAAGCCAACACCTTCCGAAAACCTTACCATTTTAAACTGCTATACCTCGTATAAAATCGTAGTATTTTATTAGGAGCCACACACTACATGTGACCCCTCATAACATTATTTACTCAAGCTATAGTAAGACGCTTTTAGATCATTCAATTTACGTTCTAAAGCCTTGTAATCCTCTTGCGTCGCATTCTCATCTTGTATAAACTCAGTTACCAACTTCAATCCCTCAACTAACTCTGGTTCTGGTTCATTGATTCCCGTAGCTAACTGATACAACATTTCAATATTCGCTATCACATCAGTATTACTTGATTGAATGCCCTCAAGTGTATCTGTATCAAATCCATTTTCTAGGTACTCAAACACATCACTATTATTTGATTCTGCATATGTTTGTAATCCATACATAAAATACTCATCTTCAAACAAATGACTAGCCATCATATCACTAATAGAAAGATGTTTACCGTCATGTAATTCATAACCTACATAATGCCCCTCTATGCTTCTTATAAGCCCCTCAGTGTGCTTAGGTGACGCTAATTCAAATGATTGCCTTACTTTACAATCTTTAATATATACATGACCGAATAGCTTGCTGTTCATCATCACGTATACCATATCAAATTGATCATTGTATAACTTAAAGCAACACGGTTGCACTTTACTATGTTCTAATAATCCTGTGTAGTACCTTAGTAACGTGCCTGCTCGTGTTTCAAATTGGTTTACAATAGTTTCTATGTTCATATCACTTACTCCTTTTTATATAATTTAAATAACTCTTTAATCTAGCTAGCACTAATTCAAAACTTCCTGAAGCTATAACTTTGTAACTTGTTCTTTTATTTAATTTAGGAATATAACTCTCACGCCATGCAGTCCAAGTGTTATCAATATATTCTAAATAAACCGTTGATAAATAACTTATTGAACAATAGTATATTTCGTTAGATATACCAGTTATTAAACCAATCCTTTGAGCTTGTTCGTCTAAATTGTAATCCTCTTTAACGGCTTGCACTTCTAACAGTCGCCTCCCAATCTCTCTCCGTAAATACATCGCCGTTTTTATTATCTCCAATCAATACACGTAACGGCTCAATATCTACGTTACATTGAATCGCATAACTTACTGCTTTATATAAATCATTGTTCCTATATTCACTTTGACCGTCTATAATGCGTTGATATGCACGTTTTCCTTCTCCACCTTTGCCAACTCTTACGTGACTAAAACTATAATTAGGTAGTGCTCGTCGAATGGAATATGGCTCTAATACTTGTTGTTTGTAATTACCAGCTTTAGAAAATATTCGTTTCTCAAACTCTCCTTGATACTCAGTTACATTGACACCGTTATGAGTGTATATACCTTTAGCTGTTTGACTACCTGCAAGCACAAAATAATTATTGGGATGTGCTTTGATATCAACAGATGGTAAATAACCTATCTTCTGTCCGTATTCGATATTGTCATGCTTTTTGAATATGATATGTTTCCCACCACTTGCCGTTGTCTGTACTAATGTATTTTGTGCATTGGTAACAAGTTCTTCGTAATATGGTATTTGTTTCAAACTATCGAAACCATTCTTACCATCTTCATGATCTACATCAATGTCGATACACCATACACCTCGTGTTAATACGCCCAATACATTGGTTTGATGATAAATATTAGAATGATATTCAACGAATTCATCAGTAATATCTATATCAGCAAATGAAACAGTTGGCTTTTTGTGATTATTTAGTGGTATAACTTCAATATTCTTACTTAATAAGTGTTTCGCTACATGATAACCTGTCATTGTATACCTCCTTTGTAGGTAGCCAGTAACTCTAATAACTCTTATTTTTACCTATATCATCAACAACATTAAAAGTTATCGATTAATGTTACAGTAATAAGAGTTATATAGGTTACCAATTGTTATAACGCCATTTTTAGAGTTACTATATAAGTTACCAAGAGTTACAGTAACCTTAGTGTTCAGAAATTAGTTCTAAAGCCATGTTAAATAATTCAATGTTTCCAACTTTATGAACTTTTGTATTTACCCCGTCTATTTTCTTTTGATTATTGATACTAATGCCAATTTTCCTCATATCTTCTTTAGCGTTCTTGTAACGTAAACTTGAGTAATCTTGTTCTATTAAGCGTTGTAATGTTTCATCACCTGCTAATATAAAGCCTTGTTTTGATAACAATCTGATCATAGTAATTTGAGTTTCAGTCAATTCATCTTCATTAAAATAATACTTGAGCGTTACATCTTTAAATTTAAATTCTCGCCCATTTTCTTTTAAATATTCCAAACTCGTTATTAAGAATGACACAGACGCATTAACTGAAGTGTTGCCATTAGGTTGTATAAAATCCCAATACGGCTTAAATATCTGATAACGTTCTTCATCAGTTTCATTTATAGGTCTATCTTTTAGTGATATTTTAACTGTTCGTGTTGTATTAGCTGTAATTTCACCAGTATCGACACTTTCATTTGTATCTAGTATTAATACGGCGTTATTTTTAAATGTAAATGCGTTTCTTCCAATGCCACGTCCAGAAATTGTTTCACCTGTTGCTATTTTTCTTAATATGCGCATCATTTGTTTAGTGATTTCACCTGTCTCATTAGCATGAGCTATATCTGCACCGTAAAAATTCATCCACTCATTTGCCGATTCAAAACCACCAGAAATAAGGCTATCAAAATTAACTTTGTTCACTGTCATCAATTTTTCAAATGTAGCCATAAACAAACCTTTTCCAGAACGACCAAAATCTTTAAGTAAAAACCACTTTTCTGCTTGTATCAATTTCATTTTTCGATACATTGTATAAGCGTGTGTTAGCATTAAATTGTTTTTACTCTTTTTATTGTCAGTTACTAAATCAAAGAAGTTTCTGGGTATTTCTAAATTGATATCTTTAATATCTACGTCATATTTAATTGAGTAGAGCTCATCACTTTTTAATTTTTGTTCTGTAAGCGTTAAATTTTGGCAATCATATACCCAGTCATTACCTGCAATGCAATATGGATAAATCTTAAAGTTATGAGTTACATTTAAATGTTCGCGGTAAAGCTCTAACATCACATCTAAGAAATCATCAATATAGTACTTGTTATCAACTGGATAGGTTAACGCAAAGTTTGTATTGTCTATCACTTCATACTGGTTATTCTTAACTATAATAAAGCAGTCTAGTTGTTTTGAATAAATGACCCTGTCAGAAATTAGATCAGCTATAAAACGTGCATAGTTATGAAAATGACTAGTTTTAAACGTAGATTGTTTTTCTTCTTCACCATTTTTATCAACAGTCTTGATATTGACGGTTCCATAAACAAGCCCAATTTCTTTTGGTTTTATGGTATAATCTAAAGTAAGATTACTAATATAATCACCCGCAACATTATCTTTTTCTCGGTGATATGCATTTCCTTTGTTATTAAAAACTTGTCTATCTGTTGAGATTGATGCAAAGTTTATACGCTTGCTTATCTCTTTTATCCTAGATAGATTAATCGTTGAAACATAATCTAATTTAGAATGAAATTCGAAATGTTTTTTATAAAGTGATACTTCGTCCATGTAGTCATCCTTTCGATATCATTTTATTTTTGTTAATATATTTACTAGTATTTATTTAAATAAATACTTTGTACATTTGCGTTACTTTCGCTTTGGTCGGTGGAGAGTGACGCTTTTTCTATTTCATGAAACTTATTCATTAAACCGTCTAATTCTTCCAAATAAGTAAGCATTAATTCTGTAACTTGTTCGTTGTGAATTCTATGTTCGTTATACGCTAGACCGTAATTAACCACTTCTTCTTTAGTTTTTAACGATCTCTTCGTAAATCGTCCATCTACAAACCATGTATGTGTAGTCGCTACATCTTCCAACTTTTCTTTTACTATCTCTATATTGCACATTAAATTTCTAATCTCCCAATTCATTTATAATTCCTCCACTTCAATATTTCCCACAATGTAATCTAATGCCCACTCTAACATTCCAATCACGTGTCCTTTGCGATCTGTTGTATGTTTATGTTCACCTTTTTCGTCTATGACACTATAACGGTAAACGTGTTGTGTTTCTTTCATGACATCACTTAGCGTCATTGTTACTTCATCAAGAATTAAAAATGCTTCATCTTCAAAATCTAATTCAGCAAGAATATTGAACAATCCATTATGAACTAATTTTAAAGCATATTCATAAAATGCTTTATCCTGATAATGATAGTCCTTATCGGATTTAAACTTATCTTCCTCGTATAATACTACTTCTAATATTTTAACCACTTTTGATAATTGATATTTTTGTTTGATTTCCATCTTAACTACCTACTTTTTTCTTATTTTTAATTTCTGTAATTTTTGATAAATCCATTTCTAAACACGCAACTTGAACATCTTTACTAACATCAGGAAAGTACTGTTCAAATACTTTTGGCGGTATATTTAACATTAAATTATGTTGAGTATCTTTAATGTTGTACCAGCCAACTACTGTTTTTGTAATAATAACTTGTTTTCGCACGTTGTAATCTCTCCTGTTAAATTAAATCCATAAGTTACCATCATGCCGTACACACTAAAAGCGACATACATGTTAGATATTGCTAGTAATAATATTGTTAACAATGAAACTAAGCAGATATAAGTTAAGTACATTTTCATTGCCTTGACCCCTCTACTTTAATTTTTGATGAAAATAACTCATCAATTGGCATGTCATACATTTCTGAAAGAATCTGACACTCATTTAAATTAAATATTGCTTTACCACTTTCCTTTAACTGGTAGCGTTGTGGACTAATACCAAGTTTGCTAGCAACTTTCTTTTGCGTGTCACCTTTTTCTTTTCTAGTAATGTATAACATTGGATAAGTTAGTTTTGTCATTCTAATCACTCCTAAAGGAAACTTTATGCTACTTATTAATTAAAAAAAATATCATCAATAGTAATGTCTTTGATACCATTTTCTATTAATTTATTTTTTATAAACACCTTCTCTGAATCTTTAAATGGTGTTATTCCTCTTTCTTTATTTCTATAAGCAGTAACTGAAATTTTTAAATTATTAGCCATTTGATTTTGTGTTAAACCAATATACCTTCTGTAATTGCTTACTTTATTATTCATCAAAACCACCTCCTTGAAACTTTATGCTACAATCATATAACCTCTCCTTTTACTTGTCAACACTTTTTATGATACTTTATGAAACTTATAATTCCACTAAAGCTAAATTAATGATAGAATACTAACATAAATATTCATCATTAAGGAGGCGTTTAGTATTTCACAACAATCAATTTTAGCTAATAATATAAAAAAAATTAGAAAAGAATTAGGTCTTACGATGGAAGAGTTTGGTGAAAAATTCACACATAAAGCTCATAAATCTATTGTTTCAAAATGGGAAAAAGGGCTAACAAAACCAAGTAATGAAAGATTAAAAGAGATTGCTAAGTTAGGGAATATAAGTGTACATCAATTAATATACGGTGATTTTCTAGGGTTGTTAGAAAGTATTGCAAACGAGGAAATAAAGTTTATTTTAGACACAAATATGTGTGCTAACAATAGTTTTCTAGCTAATGAATTATCATCTTCAGTTTCTCGTTTTATATTTTCCTATTATGAAAGAGGTAAAGAAAATTTTAACGAAAATTTATTTAGAAAATTGTTACAACATTATTTACAATTAGAATTAGATTTAGGAAATAGAGATCTTGAATCTTTAACATATTTCGCTTATCAAAGAACAATAAATGCGCAAGAATTAGTAGTTGACTATTATGAAGATTCAAAAGCAAAAGAATTTTTAAAAGATGAGAGCATCGATGAATTCCTTACGACAATATCTAACAAATACTTTGATCTATTAGAATACATTGATGACTATAGAGTTAAACATGATCTAGAGAAAATTAGTGAAGAGTGAATACAATGTCATATAACTTAAACTTATCCCACAACATATATAAAGACGCTAAACTTGGCACTTACTATTTCCGTATCACTTACTATGACAAAAGCAATACTCGTAAGTACATAACACGTAAGGGGTTTAAACAACGTAAAGATGCAGTAAAGAAATGTAACGAAATGATGGACGAATTAGAGGGAGTCGGACACCTTAATAGATTACCTTTTGACAAGCTCGTTGAAGAATATATAGACTGGTATTCAGCACGTCGAAAGACATCAAGTGTAAAAGCATTAAAGACACATACCAATAACCATTTGCTACCTTATTTTAAATCTATGGATGTATTTAAAATGACTACACAAGATGTGATGAAGTTTCAGAATAAGAAATTAAAAGAGGGACATTCTGGAGACTACTTAAAGAAGATGCATGTATATTTAGTATCATTACTGAATCATGCAATGAAGTTTCATGAGTTAAAACAAAATGTTGCATCTCTTGTAGGGAATTTTGAAATAGAATCACAGAAACGATTGAATTATTGGACGTTAGAACAATTCAATCAATTCTATGAGGCGCTTGCTACACAACAACAAAAATTATTTTTCAAACTATTGTTCTACTCTGGAGCAAGAAAGGGCGAAATTAGAGCTCTCACATGGCGCGATATTAACTTTGATGATGACTTTATCCATATAAACAAAACAGACTATCACGGTGAAGTGACAGCCCCTAAAACGAAATCAGCCATACGTGATATATATTTACCTACTCACATGATGTATGACATCAAAGATTATTTAATTTGGTATAAAGAGAATAACATATACAAGGACGACTATGTATTGTTTGGCACATTCTATAAAGCTTACAGCGAGTCTACTATTGATCGTTGGTTTACTAACGCATTAAAAGTGTTGGATGAGCAATTACCAAACGGACAAAATTTCCCTAGAATCGTTATACACGAGTTAAGACATAGCCATGCATCTATGCTAGTTAATCTAGGGGCTAGTGTAATGATTATAGCTCAGCGTTTAGGTCACAGCGATACGACTGAAGTATATAACCGATATGGTCATTTATATCCTAGTACACAGAAAGAAATAGTTAAATACTTATAAGGCACTGCCAACTAAAATTGGTTGTGTCTTTTTGTATCCTGTGCACTATCTGTGCACTTTTTGTGCACTCAAAAATAAAAAGCCTACAACCACTAAGGTCGCAGACTATATAATGGAGACGGCGGGATAAATCTTATCTTGGTATATAGCTGAAAAGCCTATAACTATGCGGTTTACAAGCAATTAAGTTTAGAAAGAAAACTAAAGAAATAGAACTAAATTGACACGTATTTGACACGCGCAAACCTAAAAAATAACCACGTCAATTAAGACGTGGTTTTCTAATTATTTAACTTACTAATTTTCTTTTGATATATTTTGGGTATGCTTTTTGCGGGTACAAATCGCCTTTTTTATGGTCAAGTACTACGTATCTATCATTTACCCAATATATTGCATGTCTTCCATCTGTAATTTTTATAAAGTTTTTACCTGATTCAAATACTTCTTTTACATTCAAAGTTTTAAATTCTTCTTTTGTAACAAACATATTTTTGGCTCCTTTTATTTATCTTCTTCGTTTTCAAGCGATCTTTGATACTCGTATAACTTTATTATCGTTCTAAATCTGGCATCTGATAAAGATGTTTTTCCATTTCTTAAATCTTGCACAGTTTGATATGGTAATCCGGAATTTTTAGCAATTTTATATCCCGTTTCTTTTTCGAATAACTTTTCTATTGATTCAATTATTTCTTTTATTGCTGTCATTTTTATCCCTCTTCCATAAATTGATAAGCAGTAAAGTAGTAAGCAGTGCAACAACACTTTTACTTATATCGTTGCCTAAAAACACGTTTATCCAAATAAGAATGATTAAAATAATGTAAATTGTTTTCATAGTATTTTAGTGTTAGAATTTATATATAGACAGCCCTTTCGGGCTTGTCTACTTACTTATCGTCTTTTTTCAATGTTTTCGCTATGGCAATTGCTGACATTGTATAAAAGGCGATTTCTGCTATAGTTTTAAAATTTTCTAACACTTTTTATCCTCCTCTCAACTGGTATACCTTATTATAACACGGTTAAACGTGATATGCAATACTTTTTATGAACTTTTTTTCGTTTTTTTGCATAAAAAATAACCACACTCCTAAATTAATAGGTGGTGTGGTTTGATCATTTATAATATAACATAAAAAACAACCACCCAGCAACTAGTATGGGTGGTTTAAATATGCAGTCAGCTTCTTACTACTTTACGCAAGTAAGTCCTCTGCATAGCCGGATTGGCTACCGGAAATGTGGTTTTAAGCCAGATTGGTTACTGGTAATGTAATTACATTATAACAAAAAAATAGGCAAGTACCGTAGTACCTGCCTGTTATCTACATTTAAATCTTGAGAGTAATGTTAAAAAGTGTATAGGAATATTAACATCCATCCAAATAGTTATTTAATAACTGTAAGATTCCCTATAATTAATGTAGCAAAATTTTTATTCTAAGTAAATACTAAATCGTGCTAAACTTACCAAAACTACTTATTCTATTACCTGCCTTGTCTACCTCTCCTGTCGCTATATAACGACGTTGTCCACTATTAGCAATATAAGTAATCCATCTATAGCCATTGATGCAATATGCGCCGTCATATTCGATTGTTGCGTTATTAGGTAATACACCTGTAATTCTTGAATTAGTTGAATAGCCGTCCCTTACGTTATTACCTTTAACATTGGCAACTGTGTAATTACCATCCTCTTTTTTATAAGGCACATTATTCTTATCAAGTGTATAACCTGCTGGCACTGGTGGATTTTTTTGGTTTTTAGCTGATGTTTTAACATTACCAGCTACCAAACCACCTATAGGCTTACCATGAATCGCACCAGCTATTAATTTAGAATACAAGTCATAATTCTTCTTAATCCAATCCATATCTTTTTTATTAGTAATAAAACCTAATTCAGATAAACGATAATTCATATTTATTTCTGCTGATACATTAACGTTTAGTAAATCATTACGAGGTGTTACACCTCTTATTTGTCCTAAGTTATTTTTTATAACATCTTGTATACTTTTATCAATAGTATCTGCATTGAATTGACTTGAAATAATAACATGCCCACCACTTGCATTTTCTCCTGCTGCGTCTAAATGAATCTCTAGAACAATGTCATACCCCTGTGATTTAACCCAATATAATCCATAATCTTTATTATTTCCTACATTAACACCGTATGCAGTATCTTGATACATGTCTTGTGATTGACTTGAGCCACCATATAATGCAACTTCATGACCTGCATGTCTTAAATACTTAGCGATATTTGGCGTTATATATTTACGGATAAAATCGCGTTCGTTTGTTCCGTTTCCTACTGCTCCAGGATCGTTATAACCATGACCGGCTACAAGCATAATTTTTTTAGGTTTAATTACTGCTTGCTTTTTGGCAGTTGCTTGCTTAATAACGCTTTTAGCTTTATCTCCAACACTTACTTTATCTGGGAAATTTAATCTAATAAAATACATTGGGTCATCGTAATAATGAACATGTCTTGTAACAGTTTCAGGACCCCAACCAGGTTGCGCAACGCCATTTGTCCAACCTTTACCATTCCAATTTTGCCCATATGATGTGAAAGTGTTTAAATTTGCGCTCTCAACAATTTCAACATGTCCAGCTCCGCCACCATACTTTGACGGGAAAACGACAATATCCAACTTTTGCGGTAAAAAGCTATCATAGTTTTTAATTATTTGCCCGTATTTTTCAATCCTTGCTTTATTATCAAATGGAATATTATAAGCGTATAAACCTTGTAACCTTTCGCCTGTTGCTATCATAAAAAACATATTTGCGTAATCGTAACACTGAAATCCATAAAACAAATCAGGATTGAACTGCTTCCCTAATGAATTATCAAACCATTTTTCTGCTTGGTTTTTTGTTATCAACATTGGTCAACACCTACCCTAAATCATTTGTGTCGTTCATATTCGTAGGTGTCATTACTTCTTTAATTGGCGCTTGCCCTGTTGCTTTTCTATACTTGTTTTCAGCTTTATATTTCTTTAGCTTTTGATTTGCCCATTTACCTTCTTGAGATGTTGGATTGTCTTTATACGTAGTATATAAAGCAACAACAGTAAGTATTATTGATGATATAGTCTCATCGTCTACTGGAATCGGGCTAATACCTTTGTTCGCTAAGAATTGATTTACTAATGCTAAGATCAATACGATGTATCTTGTTATTACTTTTGCATCCATTTGTTTGCTCCTTTTATCCAAAATAAAAAACGACTAAAAAATTAGTCATTTAAAATTATTCAATGGTCAATGTTGGAGATCCTGAATAAACATCACTTATAGTGACATACAACATCCCTGAAGGATTACTAAAGTTGATATTTTTACTTGCAACTCCGCTATTGACTCCTGATATTCCTAAATCACTTGAACCTAAATTAGTTTGCGAAACCCTCATTATACCGCTACGTACATTTTCTATTGTCACCTGATAACTTTTATTAGGTTCAACTCCATTTATTGTCCATTTTGCTGTTGATTCTTCTATGCTATCCGGATATTTATTTTTAGGTAAGGGTTTTATTACAAAAGATGAAGGCTTTTTCCATACTTGGATATTTCCAGCATATACTTTTGTATATTCTTCACCTTCGTAAATAAACTTCTTTACATTTTTAAAATTACCTTCCATAAAAATCACCCCTTAATTAAGTAAAGTGTATTAGGGTCTTTTTGATATATATAGTTATATTCATTTTCTGTTCCTGTCCAAATTTTAACCGTCGGTTGAGATGCGCTTTTTAGTTGATATAAATTATCCGCTTGTTGTTTAGTAAAAGCTTGAGATGACAAAACATACCGCTCATCATGATTATGATTTTTTGGAGCATATAAATCGTTTAGTGTTTGTTTGAATTCCTCAAAATCTTCTGTACTAACTTTTGAGCCAATCTGTTGCAATACACTTTCTGAAATAGAGTTGTTTTGTATTGCTTCTGCTAATTCTCTTAATGTATTCATAGATTCAGGCGCGCTATCAACTAGTTCAGCAATTTTTGAATCCGTATACGTTTTAGAGTCGTTGAGAGTTGTATCTTTGATTTTTTTAACTTCTTGCAATTTATTTTCTAACCCTTCAACATTTGCGATATTGATTTTGTCCAATAACTCAGGTTCTGCTTTGATATCTGTATCTTTACCATCAATTTGCCACATTTTAGTGTCAGGATTGATTGATACTACAGTACCGTTTTTACCGGGTGCGCCTTGTTCTCCTTTTTTACCTGCTTCACCTTTTGCTCCAGGTTGTCCCGGTTCGCCTTTATCACCTTTCGCACCTTTAAATCTACTTTCATTCTTTTCGATGTAAGAAATGACATCTTTATCTATTTTCTCTTTAAAGTCTTTGCTCAATAAATCTGTCGCGTTATCTTTTAAAATTCTCGTAATAGCATCATCTACCAACTTAACATCGATTTCTTTTGCTACAGCAGATTCAATGCCACTATCAACGATATTGAAAGAAAAGTTCGCGACATGTATTTTTTCTTCTTCTTTCTCTACAAACAGCTTACAACGTACATAACCAGCGTGTTTGATAACCTTTTTGGGTATCTTGTAGGTAATGAACCCTTTTACAACATCGTCGATAATAAGGGGCTCATTTTTGAATATAGAGCCATCTTCCATAAACAAATGTAATCTAGGTGTTAAGCCATGTGCTTTTAGATCGATACGACCTTGTTTGTCATTGATACCTATTCTTATAGATGCTGTATTTTCATCTTCAGTGTAAAATCGACAGCCAATGTCACCTAAGTCAACACCATCATTTTTTATTCTCGTTTCAACATCTTTTATTTTGTACATTTATACACCTCTTTATTTATATTTATCTCTTGTGAAGTAGATACCTTTTAAGCCGATTTGTTTATATAACTTAGCGATTGTACTTGCTTGATGTTGGCACCACTCTATAGCAGTAGCGTATTGGTGGGTAGCTGGATTCTTAGGATTCCATCTAATTCGGTACAATGTGTTTTGACCTTTATTGATGTAATCCTTTCTTACGAAGCTAGCACCGCCCATGATTGCTTTTGCTGGAGATGTCCAACCTTTATTCCTTGCAAACGTCATTGCGTAGTTAGGATTGTTGTCGTAAGCGCCAATGCCGAAGTAGTTGTATACTCCATCTTTTCCGTTAGCGAAGTTACTTGTTCCATATCCACTTTCTAAGAAAGCATGCGCGATTAAATAAATTTCATTAATGTTGTGCTTTTTACAAGCTTCTGCGAACGCTTTACCTTGATTATTCAATGTTCCCTTACCTTTAAGTATCTTATTAAGTGCGCTAACTGAAACACCTTGATACTTGCCTAAATTAAGCATTTGGTAGCACTGCGTGTTACTTTCCCATATTCGTTTAACATTCATTGCTGAACTCGTTTGTGCTCGTGTAGCGTTAGCCCAACCCCAAGCATTAGATTTTTTCGGGTTACCTCTTGCCATTTGTTTATCCAGTGCTTGTTTGAATGTATAAGGACTCGTTTCTGTTATGATCTGCGGTTGTTTAGATGCCGAGCCATTATTAGCTGTTGGTGATGAGTCTCTTACATTCGCTATATCAGCGTTTTTATTATCTACCATAACTTTTATTCTAGATTTTGTTACTGTTGGTTTAGTTATAGAATTTAATAATTTTTCTCTGTTTTTAAATATATTAAGTAATGCCTTTTCTAATGCTTCGTATTTATCTTTAGGGGGAACACCGTTGTCAATCATATTCCAATTAACATGTTCCAACATCGAACGCCAAATGCTGTCGTCTACTTTTAAATTTTCAATACTTAGAGGTATCTCATATTTGGCCATCATATCTACAGCTACAACCATTGCGTGAATCTCATTAAAAATAAATTCATTTTTACTCGCACTATAATCTTCACATACGTCTACAACTATATAATCAGGTTCATTAGGAACTTCAAATACAGCTCTTCTAGGTGCCCAAATATTATGTCTGTCAACATAAAAGTGGGGATATTCTACATCCTGTTTGTATTTCTTCCTACTGTTATATAAACTTTCTACCGAGCTCATCGTTTGTGCGTTTCTAATCATTATTCCTTTAGGTTTTTCGAGTCGTCGATTACCTTCTACTATAAAGTGATAAATATATTCTGGATAATTAACCTCTTGGCTAGAAATAGTGTACTTTATAGTTGTTACATCTTTCCAAATTGGAACTTTTTTATTATTTTTTCGTTATCATCACTATCATCTTCTGGTTTAGGTGCCGGCGTAGATTTCTCCGGATGATATGGTGGTCTAACAAAATATTTAACTCCTCCACCTGGTCCATCATGATAAGAGTGTTTGATTTTATACGGCGGACTTCCTGTTGCATTATTTGTATACCAGTTTTGATCCACACCATACCAATAGTCTTTTGTGCATGGCCCTACTACAATGTTCACATGACCTGCCCAACCACCAGTCCAAACACCCCAGTCGCCTGGTTGTGGTACAAAGTCTTTTGTATTTCTAATTATCTTGAAATCTCTACCTCTATAATTAGATTTCTGAGCCATAGCATCAGCATTTCCCCATGTTCTAAATCCCCAATATTTATCGAGTAAATAATTAGGTAAATCCCAGCATTGTGCTCCCATTCCAGAACCAGGTACATCAATAGCTATTTTGTTTTTAGCGATATATAACGCCCATTCAACCACTTCACTAGCTGTGGGCTTTCTATTTTTCGGATTAGGTAATCCCATGTATGCACCTCATTTCAATCAAAATAAAAAGCCAGTGCCGAAGCACTGACTCTTAACTGTTATTTACATTTACCAAACCAGAAGCACGCCCAGAAGCTATATCCTAAAATCCCTTTAAGCATGGTAATCACCTCCTTTAAATACCAAAAATAGTTCTTAGTAAAGCTATGACAATCGTACTGAAGATAGTCCCTATCAAACCTAGAATCCACATTTTTATGTCTCTAATATTCTTGGCATTCTTTTCTTTATTCTTTTCATCTTCTACCTTGTCGCGCTTTAATTCTTCAAAATTTCTATCTAATTTGTCATAAATCTTTTCTTGCGCTCTAAGACTATCTTCTATTCTGTCGAATTTTTCAAACATAGTCTTATCATTTTCTTCTAATCGCGTTAAACGCCAATCTTGTTCATGTCGTTTGGTAAATCCAAACATTATGCCACCCACTTTATTCAAATTAAAAAGCCACAAGCATTACACCTGTGACTTTTCATCTTTTGTTTCTGGATATTTTTCTCCAGTGATTAAAGCGTATTCTTCTTTATCGATTAAACCCTTGTCTACGTACCACTTAATTTGCTCGTTTTTATAGTAACCCCAAACATAAAAAGTTTTAATGTCTTTAAAAGTTGGATAAATCATCTTCATTATTTAAACGTCCCCCTCAGTACTTGTTTTGTTAGTTTTCAGTTCAGTCAACTGTTGTGTTAACATAGCGTTTTGTTGAGCTAATTCCATTGTTAATACGTTTACTTGTGCTACCTGCATTTGCATACTCGCAACCATTCCGCGAAGTTCCTCATCACTTAAATCTGACGCACTTTGTTGGTTTGATGCATTCGGTACGTCTTCTTTTTCGAAATTGCTATTGTATTTAATTTCGCCGTTAGTGAAAACAAACTTTCTAGGTTCGAACTCTTCTTTAAATTTAATAGGCACATTGTTATCATCTACATCTAAACTATTGCGTAATCCGCCAGTATTAACGTATCCGATAACTTCGTTTTTATCGTTTACTGTGATTTTCATTATTTCCACCCCATAATTTTAGTTATAGTAACTTTGTTGGCATTCGCTCCAGAACCTGATGTTTTACCTAAATCAAAGTACACATCGTTATCTATTCTTAAAGTAGTGCTACTTGTTTTGGATAGTAAGCACTCATAAATACCGCCACCGTTGCCGTCTGAGTCAACTACATTCGCTTTACTCAATTGAATCGCGTTAGGTAATGCGGTTAGTCCGAATCCCTCAATAACGCCACCTGGATAAGTTCCACTTACCAACAAAATAGAATAGTTTGTGTACGGTTCAGTTAGATTGATTGTTGTACCTACACCATTTGCGCCACCGTCGAACAATACCGTTGATTTATGTTCATTAGGAACTGTCCACTGTTGCTCAAGTCTGCCGTTTGTGATTGATCGTGTGTAAATCTTTTTAGAGTTATAAGGTGTGAAGTTAAATAGCTTGTTTGTATCATCTTTAACGAATACCGATAAATAACCCTCATAACTTTCAACGCTACCTGGTAAATCCGGCACTCTTGTTGCATAGTAATTACCAGCAGTTAAATATCCCAAATCGCCTTGCGCATTATTTAAGTTAACTTGAATTGATTGACCATTCGCCTCTGTCATCTTATGTTGTTGCCAGCTCGTTGTTCCGAATTTATCATCTACATACTGCTTAGCTTGATTTAAAGCGTTGTTAGACGTTTCTTCAACAAATTGCTTAGTTAAGTTTCCATCATTCTTTTTATAAAACGGGTACCATGTGCCGTAGATTTTGTATTTTGTGTACTCATCGTTTGAATCGTCTGGGTACCATGTTGCACGAGCAGTATTATTATCAACAACATAAACAACTAACACACCAGATTGGCTTGATGTATAAGTTGATTCATCGAACGAAGAACCGTCATCAACACCATCTTGTCCAGGCTTCTCTAACGTGCCTATATCCGTCTTTTCTGGCGCATCTGTTGCATTAGTAATATGAATAATCCTAGATGTGTTAACTGCGCTTAAAACGCTATCTATGGACTGCTCATACGATTCAATTGCTTTACCGTAATCATCTGTAAGTTTAGACTTTTGCCAATTCGTTGTTGAATTACCTTTAACAAGGTCAGCGCCATTGATTTGTTGTTCAACTTCGTTAACACGTTCAAAAATCGCTTGCTCTTTTTCAACTATTTTATCTACTTCAGCTGTAACAGCTTGTGTTGCACTAGTTTGCGTCGCAGTAATAGCTTGTATAGCTTCGTTTTGCTTGATTTCGATTTGTTGAATGCCTTTTGTCGCACTATCATTCACTTTTGCTATTAACGTTTGTGTATCAGCCATATTTTGCTTTAATTGGTTAAAGTCTTTACCGACAGCTTCGATAGTATCTTGAATAGATTTGATATAAACAAGCTTTGTTATACCATCAAATCCACTAACTAAATCATTTTCAATATTGAAGCTAAATTGACGTTCAACAACAACATTATTACTCCCGTTTTGTGTAAAGAATGCCTGAGCATGCACCTTGCCTGAATGTTTTAAAAATTCATTCGGTATCACATACTGCAAACGCCCATTAATTGCGTCTACTATCGTTAATTCGTCTGAAATATAAGCGCCTCTATCTACGTTATAATCATCGGTTTTTAACACGATAGATGTTTTAACATGTTCAGAACTTATAGATAACGGTCTGTTATTCTTAGTTACTGCAAAATTTAAAACACCAGTTCCTCTATCTGATTCATAGAAACTGATGTTTGTGTCAATAATTGGATTATATTGTGATGTTGTTTGTAACTCGATTAAGTTATCGTCTTTCGAAAAATTATCTACTACCATTATTCAACCACCTTTCCCTCGAATAAACTCCATTTACCAACGCCACCAGTACCAAAGTTTCTAACTAAAAATTGATGCGCAGACGGGAAGTTATTACGTCTTAATACTTGTGTTGTGTTACCTGGTGTATTCGATTTTATTTCTAATATCCAACCTGCAATACCTTTAAAGTCTTTAGGAAAATCAGTAAATCGTTTTGATTCTTCAGTAGTGATATAGAAATCTAAACCAACGATTTTTAAATCTGATAATTTTGTAATACTCTTAGGGATATGTTCCCAATAACCGGCGTTTTGCGGACAGAAATTCCATGCTCCGTTGTTTTTCTTATTGAAAATGTCAATGACACGTTCGAATTTAAGCATATTTCTACCTGTGCTGTTTCTGGTAAGTACTTGTCTTAGAGCACCATTATAGTGTCCAGGCAGTACATCCAAGAACCACCCTGCATCTCTAAACGCTTTCGGTAACGGGAAATCTAATGCATTTTGTGTGTCTTGCGTATAGATATAGTAATGACCAACTTCCGTAATATCACTTAGATATGCTGGGTTCTGTATTGGTAACGGTTTAACACGTCCACCTGAATCAGTCATCGATACTTGAGGTGCAATGTTTTTTAAGAATTGGTTAACACCTCTTTGGCCGATAGAATAAATTGAGTGATGTCTGTTATTACCAGGTCCAATAGTTACCCCTATTAAAAGTGCTTTACGTCCTGTTTCTAGATCGTAATACATATCTAGACCCTCAGCTTCTTGGAAGTCTCCTTTAAAGTTATTATTCACACCGCCAATATCGATACGTCGTTTAAATAACAATTCTTTTGTTTTTATATCGAAACCTTGTAAGTAGTTAGGGTTGGCTGTATTCGAATCACCTGTATACCAATATAAGATACCTGCATCATAAGTGATACCTTGCATAGGTTGTGTATCTGAAGTGTATTCCATAGGTATATCCATTTGATACAATACTTTGTCTATACCTTTATCAATATCGTCAGCACTTCTTACTTCAATGAAATTCAATGAATTCTTAGCTTGTCTTTCAGAAGCTTTATATTCACGTCTGAAAATCATTAAATTTTCTATAGGATTATAAATCGCTGACGTATATCTGTCGTTAAATATATTCGGCATGACATCTTGCATTTCATTACCATAAGTTATTTCTCCAGTTCTATATTGGAAACGTACAAACTTGTTGTTTTTGTTACTGTCCAATACAGCTGAATAAATCCATAATTCTCCATCAATGTATCTATACGCATTGTGTGTACCGTGACCGCCGTTTTTAACAAGCAATCTATCAATAAATTGTCCGTTGGGCTTCAATCTAGATAACATGTAATGATTACCTGGACGAGCTTGCGTCATATAAATAATTTTCGTTCTAGGGTCTACCCAAAATGATTGCATTACTGCGTTAGTATATGGCGATAAATCTGTGATGAATTCCGGTTCTTGCTCTTTTGGTTCGAATCGGTATTCTGTAGCTCGATATTCTTTATAGTTTTCATCTACAGCTTTCTTAACCTTTTTAGTGAAAGCATCTAGTGTTGAATAATCATGATACAAACGATCTTGCAATGTCTTATGATCATAACCAGTATTATCAACACGCGCGTCTTTTACTTCGTTGATACCGTCGCCGTTATGACCTATTATCATGTTGCTAAAACGGCCATTTAAATACGTTAAAAAATCAGAGACGCTACTTGTGACATTTAAATGCTCATACTTTATTTGCTCTCCATTATGTGCAAATACCTCTTTATTTCTATGGTATTCAAGAGAGAAATTAAAATCCGTCAGCATGTCTGAAATAAGTTTAAAGTTATACTCATTTTCATCTACATATCTGTAGTCAAAGACTCTACTTAAGTCTGTAATTAATTTGTTATCCATGTCTTCCTCCTTTTCTATCCGTAAAACTGGTAATAATTTTTAATAAGTTCGTACATAATAACTTCATGACCCCTCTCGTTCGGATGCAATCCGTCTGGCATACTTGATTTTCTGAACGCTGGATTATATGGCTTAAAATAATCTGTATGATAGGCATCATATACTGGTACATCCAATTCACTACAAGCCAATATCTGAGCATTGACATAATCCTCTAAAGTTAACCCTAGTTTGTTTTTGTCCGTATCTTTACGGCGTATCGTTGTACCACTCATAGGGCATTGCCTAGTAGCTGTCATTACAAGTATTTTTGAAGATGGATTATTTTTCCTGATAACTTCAATTGCAGAACAAAAGGCACCGTAAAACGTTTTAGTGTCCGTTTTATCAGTGCCTATCGGTACGCCTGCCCAATAACCGTGTAACCAGTCATCATCTGTACCTTGTAATATGATTAGGTCGCCTCTTATTTGTTCTGCTTGGCGATATATACTATTCTCTACTGCATCCTTACCAATAGGCACAGTCGCCATCGTGGCGCCACCTTTAGCAAGATTAGTTATTTTGGCGTTCAACTTATTTCCTAACATTTCAGTAAAATTCACTTTCGCATGTGATCCTCTAGCTACAGAATCGCCAATTGTTCCAATTGTTTTTACATCTTTAATGTTTGATTTATCTACAAAATCATGAACGATAGTGCCGTCAGATGTAGTTACAGTTTTAGAGCTTACCTTCTGTTGTTTATCTTCAATCAAATCAGTTCTACTCATTAAATCGAGTGTTGATTTAGCTATTGATGCAACTTTAGATTTTAAGTTTTCTGCCGCTTTACTAGGGTTGGAAAGGTTAACGTCATTTAATCCAGAAACATAGTTAGCAGCAGTATTTACTTTCTTCATATATCGTTGTTCTCGATTAAATTCACCAAGCGTTACATCTTGCTTTACAATTACATTATTTATATCTCTAATCGTTTTAATTTCTACTATACGTACTAAGTCGTTAAGTCCCAAAATAGTAGACTTTATTTGAACTATGTCACCAGGTTGCGGGTCTGCTTCGGGGTAGGCTTCTCTTAAAACTAAAAAATCTAAAGATAGTGACTGTTTTAAAGATTTTTTTAATCTAGATTGTAATTCTTTATCCATTGTTTCTTGATCAGTCACTTTGCCATCTTTAAAAGGTTCTGCGTGTATATCACCGTATATTTCAGCTAATGCGCTTCTAGCCTCCATAACAAGTCCAGCGTGTTCATATGTTTCTTCTCCAGAATAACTCCCGTATCCTCTAATGAAGGTGGCGAAGTTACTTGCGTCTTCTTCAAGTTTTATAGCGTTGGCGTTGACTTCGTCAGAAATAAAGTAAGACGCTTTTTGATTTGCAAAAGGCGTCAATACAAACTTATATCTGCTTTTCTTTTTGTCATACGTTATTTTATATTCTAAACCGAAATGTTCTAATCCCTTTTTAAACATTTCCAACCTTGTATCGCCTTCACCACCATTTTCAAACTTCGAAGACTTAACCTTACCTTCGACTTCAAAAAGCATTCCAGTACCTTGAAACACAATGTTAAAATATCTTTCTACTGTAAAAGATCCTGTTACATTAACATAAATCCTATCAATCATTAACTTGTCTATAGGAATTTCTCTAGCAGTACATTCAACCAGTTGTCTGTCGCCTTCTGATTTCCTATCAATGACAGTTATTACATATTCTTTCTTGTCGTTTTCACCTTCGACATGACTAACAATCCATCTTTTACCAATTGCGTTAATAACTTCGTATGTGTATTTATCTTCAAGAATATCAAAAGTTAATACACCGTCAGCATTAACTTTTTTTACTAAAGTTGTTTCTACTGGTACAGGTGCGCCATTACCTTTAGGTGGTTTAATAGTTATTGTCATTCTGACACCTACTTATAATAAAATTTCAAATCAAACTGAACTTTTTGTACCGTTTGATTAAACTCAAATTTATTAGCTCCGTATTTAAATTTTGGTTGGGCTATATTCGTTTCGGTACTTATTTCAACACCGTTTTTATAAACTCGGAAGCTATCATAAACAATTCTGTCTCCAGCTTTTAGTTTGATCCCTTCGATTTTCATTATTTCAGCATGCGTTAAATTCCATACAAACGATTCTGTATCTTCGCCCAAAATAATTGTTATCTTTTTATACATGTTGAATTGGTCGTTAGGAGCGCTACCATGATAGTAAACTGTATCTTTGCTAACATTTTCAAATGTATACTGGCGCTTATCCCCGCCTGCATGCCAATCGATATTAAAATCAAACGACCACAATCCAACCTTTTTGTTTTCTTCTAACTCTAGGCTTGTTCCAATACTTTCACCGTATGGCAATTCTGTAGTTTCGAATTTTAGTTCAAAAGAAACTTTATTACCTTTTTGCTTAGGGTTTATAACTCCGTTAAAAATAACTTTATACTGTTTACCGTTTACATAAATTTGTTGATCGTGTCTTGAATATTCATAATCCGGGAAGTTGTTTTTATCTAATTTCACGTAATCATCAGAAGTTGGTTGAGTAAACCTGTAATTCAACTCTTCTTTTCTTCTGATTTCTCGTAAATACATTGGTTCTATATCAGTAGTTAACGAATACAACATATCTCGCATATAAGCAATGTCTGAACGATTTTTTACTTTACAAAAACAAGGAACAACTATATCTCTACTGATATAATTGCTCCCCATTAATATGCGACCGTTCATATTTTCTTTGTCTTGATACTTTGTGTTGATTTGCATGCTATCAATTACTATATCGTTAACGATAAACCCGTATTCACTTAATTTGATTACAGTACCATCTTTTTTGTTAATTCTATGTCCATTTGTAACCTCCTTTATAAGTAATACTCAGAATTGCGTTTAGCATTTCTGCCGTTAACAATACTAGTAAGCGCATCGTTATTGACATCGAATTCAACTTTAACAGTTTTCATGTTCGGTGATGTTTCAATAGAATGTGTGTGTTGTACTTGCGCATTTATATTTCCACCTAAATTACTTAAGTTTCCTGTAATACTAGAAATGTCAGGTGCGTTTAATGTAGGTTGAAATGCATCAACTACTTTATCTGCAACATTAGAAACATTACGGATAACTTTACTTGAATGATTATCTATACCTTTAACGAAACCTAGCATTGAATACATACCAACATCCATGAATTCACGTGAAGGTGAGTGAATACCCAAAGCACTTTTAGCTGCATCTAAAGCTTTCTTAGCAACATTTTTAGCTGCATCTACTAATTGACCAGCCATTTGTCCAATACCTCTAATTAAACCACGGATCATATCAGCACCTGCAGACACAAAATCTCCTATAAAGCTTTTTATTTTATTTACTGCATTTGTCATACCTTGACTAACTTTGTTTACAACATTAACGAATCCTTGAATAACTCTATTAACAAAGTTAATTAGCGTACTTGTTATAGTAGATACCCATTGCATACCTTTAGTCACGATGAAGTTCCAAGCTTGAGACATTTTGTCCGATATAGTTGATACAACTTGTGTGAATATACTTACAACTTTATTCCAAATCGTCGTTAATATACCAGATAAGAAACTCCAAATCGTATTCCATATATTAGAAATAAAACTCCATGCCGCTTGTAACGCAGCAGATATAGCTGTAGTGATAGCGTTCCAAACCTTAGTTGCCACAGTAACTATAGTGTTCCACAACGTTTGTAAGAACGTCCAAATAGCATTCCAAATTGTCATTGCGATAGTCATGATTGTTGTAAACACAGTAGTTATTACAGTGACTAACAAATTCCAAATCGTAGTAGCGATTGTAATTATCGTGTTCCAGATTGTACTTAAGAATGTCCAAATAGCTGTCCATATCGTCATAACTATTGTCATTATCGTCGTGAAAACAGTTGTGATGATTGTAACTAAAAGGTTCCATACTGTTGTTGCAATAGCGATAATACCGTTCCAGAGTCCTTGTAAATATGCGACAATTTGATTCCAAACAATCATTATAAAAGTGTATACATTAGTTACTGCTGTAGTGATAGCTTTTAAAATAGCATTCCATACAACCGAAGCTACAGCTTTTAATACATTCCAAACATTAACCATAAACGTTTTTATCGCATTCCAAGCATTTATAATAAAGTTTCTGAAGCCTTCGTTTTTGTTCCACAATAAAACAAATATAGCTATTAATGCAGCGATTACACCAATTACTATTGTTATTGGGCCACCTAGAATACCAAAAACAGTTACTAGTCCTGTGATAGCATTTCTAATCAATCCAATCTTACCGAATAACAATTGGAAAATAACTGATATAATTTTTAATGGTCCTTTCAATAACATGAACGCACCTTTTAAAATTGTTAATCCCGCTCTTAATAAACCGAATTTACTTACTAATGCAATGATCCTACCTATTAATCCGCCACCCATAAAGTTAGATACAGCAAGAATAATCGGTATTAAAAACCTAAATGCACCAACTAAAGTGATGATGACACCGACTAATTGTGCTGTAGCTGGATGCGCCTCAAATAAGTTAGCTATCCAACCAGTTATTGCTACTGCAACGCGTAATACTGCACTAGCTATAGGAGCCATTGCTGTTGCGAATGCAACTAATCCTCTTGCGATGTTTCCAATTAATTGCATTATTAGTGGACCATTTGTTTGTACATAACTGACAAAGTCTTTGAAGCCTTGAGATTGGCCAACTTGTTCAGACCATTCTCTAAACTTAGCCGTCATTTGTTCAAGAGATTGAAAAATTCCAGTTGATGATCCGCTGAATGCATTCATTAGATTATTAATTCCAACGAACACATTTTTAAAAATATTACCAATGACAGGTAAGTTTGTTTTTGTGTATTCAATAAATCGAGTTATCGAATTTTCTCCAGCTGCACTATTAGCCCAGTTAGAGAAAGATTGACCTAATCTATCCAACCAATCAGCCGACCATTGAAACAGTGGTGCTAATTGTGTGAATACATTGACTAATCCGTCACCGAAACCGCCTGCAGCACTTAATAGTTTGTTAAATACCGAAACACCAGTTGTATTCATCATGTTGAAGAACCTTGATGCTACACCGCTGTTTTGAGCCCATTTAAGCACGCTTTGAGACGCCTCTTCCATTCCTCTTGAAATACCGCTGAAAAACGGTTGTAAGCTCTGCATTGCTGTTTTAACGGTGTTTAAACCATTTGCTAAAGATGTGAATATAGCTGATTGATTTTGTTTTATAATGTCAGTCCAAGCTGACTTTACACCATCTAAAGCTTTTTTGTATTCGTTTGTTGCCGAACTAGCTTGTAAAGTTCCGTCGTTAAGCATTTTTATAGCGCTGATAGCCATTGCGCCAAACGCTACAAATCCAGCTCCCGCTATTGCTACAGCACCACCTAAAGCAAGTACGCCACCAGTTAATACTTTGATAGCGTTTAATAGCGCGAACACTACAGGTACTACGCTCGCTATTACAGGTATTAAGATACTAAAAGATGAAGTTAATAATCCACCAACCATATTAGAACCTACAGTGCCGAACACACGGAACATATTAGCTAAATTCCCCATCTGTCTTTGGAAATTGTCGTTTGCTTTTATTATGTAGGTATAAGCTTTCTTTAAACCATTAGTATCGACATCTACCTTCGTTGTTTTTTGTTTGGTAATGCGTCTAAGGATTTTTTAAATGCATAGATTGTTGGTATAGAAAGCCCTGTATCTACATTAAGTCGAGATCTAGTTTTGTTCGGAATACTCTTAAGCTCTTCTTTAGTACGTTTGATTTTAGAGTTAGCAACACTATTGTCCACGTCTATAACAGCTTTTGCTTTAGACCTATTTAACGCTTCAAGACTAGCTTTAGATACTTTTAACACTCGATTAAATTTACTGTTATCAGCATTGACGTCAATATTGACACGTTTCTTTTCCAGTTCGGATAACTTAGCTTCTGTTTCAATGATATCTTTAATTAACTTTTGTTTTTCTAACTTAACTTCTGGTGTAACTTCTTTTGAATCTAATTGATTTAATTCAAAACTTGCTTCTAATACTTTTTGTTTCAGATCTTCTATTTTAGCATCTAATTTAGCTTTTGCTTTTTCATTACCGAACGAATCTAAAGTCTTCTTAGCAACCTTGATAGTTTTTTGTAATTTTTTATCATTAGCACTTAATTCAACATCTTTAGTCTTATCAGCTGTACGCTTGTATTTTTGCACTGCCTTAACCGCACTATCAATTTGCCTTTTGAATTTGGCTACACTAGCTTCAATAGTCGCTTTAATTTTATATTCCGTCACATTAACACCTCTCTTTCTATTGCTTATTAAATTCTGCTATAACTTTAAAGAATTCATTATTTTGTGGTTCGTATTCATCACGTTCGCTACTAAATCTTATATCTTTACCTTCGTTAAGCCGTTGGATATTTTCTTCATAAGGCAATACGTCGTTTGCGTTGTTAAAAACATATTCCTCTTTAGGTTTATTTTCTGTCCCAACATTTTTAGTAGCTGCAGCATCACGAATAGCAAACGCAAGTTTGTAACGTTCGAATTCTTGGGTTAGCATTTCATACTCTTTCGCATACATTCGATAGTTATATTCTGTTAATGTCATTTGCTCAATAACGTTCAAATCTGTAATACCAAGTGTTGACATACAAGTTATAACGATTCTGTCGTAAGTTATTAGGCTCCCGCTGGTTTCTCTTCCGTTTCCACTACTTCGACTAGGTTTCGGGTCATAGGTCGCTTTCCCAACTCCGTTAAAATATCCGAACCAAATTCTTCTAGTCCAATATTTTCTGCGATTTCATCTAGTGCTTCATCAATGTTATTAATAGTAATTGCTTGTTTTTTCAAGTGAGATGTAGCTGCAATTAAAACTTCGCCAATCACAACAGGATTTCCACTCTCTAAACCTACAGGCAACATTGATACACCTTGACCGATAGAAGCTTGCTCAACTTTTAAACCTAATCGGTTATCGATTTCTCTTAAAAATTTAAAACCAAAACTTAATTCTAATGACTTTCCGTTAATTTCTACATTCATAACTTAAAATCTCCATTCATGATTAATTTAAACAAAATAAATAGGGCTTAACGCCCTATTTTTATACCTCTCCTGGTGTAACCGTTGATGAATCTACCTTAGGTTGTGGAATTGCTGTTAAATCTTCGCCAGTTAACGCATCTGCTTTTGTAGTGTCATGGAATCTGTATCCAGTCGCCTTAAGTTTCTTTGTTACAGCCTCAGGTAGTGTTGCAAATCCACGTTGGAAACGACCATTCACTCCATATTCATATTCATATTCATCAATACCGTTAGCTTCTGCTTTTAATTCAAATTTATTGTGGAAACCTTGGAAATATTTCGCTTTAAATTTAGTAGCATCTCCATTTTTGCCTGGTATTCTACTTTCAACTTCCCAAGCCTCATACAATACGCGATCTACAACTGCATCTTCAATTTCATCTGCAAAATCGTCACCATAAAACATTTTAGCAGTACCAGACATTGTTGATTCAACTGAACCACCAGTGTTATAAGACCCATCCATCGTATCCTCTGTATCTGTATCAGCTTCATGTGATAAGCCGTATTCAGTTAAAAAAAGCATTTTAGTAGCATCTACTTTTTCGCCAGCTTTTCTAAATAAAATAATACGATCATTACTATTTTTCATATTTGCCATTCAATATTCCTCCGTTTTTTAAAATGTTTTGTAAGATATCGTTACTGATGTGTGTAGCAATTCTTGATTGGTAGTATCATCAACTAACTGTGTGATGTTAGTATCATCTTCTTCAAAGTCATAATCGTTTGTTTTAACGCTAGGTGTTAAATCATCAATACATCTTTTAACAAGTCCGTCATGATGTCCTAAATCATCACTTACACTCCAAATATCAATAACTAAATTCGTGTCACCAGAATAACTATCAAACGTGTATTTACTTCTGTTTGACTCCGGCATTTTTATTACAAAAAAAGGATACGGAATCTCTTGTTGCATCTCTTTACGAGAAATAACAGGGAATCCATATCCTTGTAGCGTTTCATAAGCTTTATTATAAAGTTGTAAGTTCGGTGTCATGCTTTTATCTCCTATTCAAACAACGCTTTCAATTCTTCTACAGTTGATTTTCTTATTACCTCATATACTGGCCACATAAAAGGTTCTGCCTCCATGTATCGAGTACCAAACTCTAAGAAACCACTATAAGCTGCATGCGATGTGATAGTGTATTGCAAATCGCCAGTTTTTTTATATCTGATATTGCGTGATAAATTACCAGTCCAATAACCCTTATTCATTACTTCTCTAGCTTTCAATTTAGCTCGTACTACATATTCTTTGGCTTTTTCTTGTAAAGTATCATCTACATCATCATCGATGTTGGTTTTCATATCGTGAAATTGATTTAACAGTGCGTCTAATCCATCTATATTCATCAATTGACCTCTTCGATATAATATGACGTTTCGTGTCTGTATATCCTTGTATCAACTATCTTGTAGCGAATGCCATTAACCAACACGTGGCTAACAGGGTAAGATATTGATTCTTTTATCCTCAGGACACTTACATCGTTTTTTACATCGCCGAATTCAAGTTGCTTTCTTGCTCTAGAAATAGGATTAATATTGCATGGTATCGCATCATAAGTGATTAGAGTGTTTTCTTTTTTGCTAGTTTTAGGATTGTAAGTTGCTGCTTGTTCTGATTGAAAGACAGCTCTATCTTCATATCTCAAAAGAACACAGCCTTTCCTTTTTTAGTTCTCGTTCTAGCATTAAAGTAATTATCAATAATAGCTTCATACTCCTTGAAATCGTTCAATTCATACGCATTGCTACGTCCGTCAACCGCTTCTGATGTCATACCTTCAGCACCAATCCTGTTGTAGCGTTTAACTGCAACTTCTTTAATCATGTAACTAAACCTTTCCGGTATTTGTTCAACTTCAATAGGTAACATTGATAACAACTGGCTTTCACAACTTTTTATAATTTCCTCTAATTGTTCATCTTGCTTTTCATCTTTAAGACCAATACGTTTTTTTACATCAGCTAGCGTAGTCATATAACCACCTACTCTAGTGACTCAAAAGCATTGATAATTTCAGCTTTTGTTTGTTTTTCATCAACTTGTAAGCCAGCAACACTTGCTATTTCGACAAGTTCTTTTTTGGTTAATTTGTCATTTACAATGTAAATCATTTGTTCGTTGCGTTTATTTTCAACACTAGCTAAAGCTTTGATACGTTCATCTGTAGGATCATAACCTTTGCGAGGGTAGACATGCCCTTTCATATAGACATGTCTGTTATCTTCTAAATCTGTAAAATCTACTTTAACAATTCCAATGATTTCGGGCATGTTACCACTCCTAATTATTTATTAAACTTCTCCTGGATTTGAAGATGGTTTTGCATCAGCAGGAACTAACTTAGCAAACGCTTTATCATCAGCGATATGCAATGCTACATGCATAGTTGCACGTAATGCCACCATGTCTTGTTCAAACAAGTTTACAGGTGTTCCATCTTCATTTTTGACTGTAGATAATTGTGCAGTTTCATCGATTTTGTATTCAATTAATTGAGGGATACCGTAAATCAACTTATCGAAATCACCAGTGATTAACTCACCACGTTTTAAGTTGCTTGATTTAAGGTTAACCACAGGTAGACCATCTAACGTATCACTGTTACGGTCATAAATACGTTCTTTCGTTTCAGGATCTACAATTTTACGTAACAAGCTTCTGTTTTGTGTTTTTGAGATAAACGCATTTGCTTCTAATTCGTCATCTTCAAGTAATGCCTCTAAATCAATAATGTTATCTTGTGTGAAGTCACCTTTAATAACCTTATTAGTTTTTTCAATTGATTGTGCAATTGATTTACCGAATGGATTGTTACCTTGATTCAAAATACCCGCTTCATCAAACTTTTTATAGAATGCTTCAGCAATCATAGGCTTCATTTCTTCAAAGAATTGTGAATAAGTGTAATTCAAAAACTCTTTTGTTACAGGTAAGATAACCCCTAATTTAAACGCTCTCATAGTAGCATTAACCCATGTAGCTTTAGATGTTTCGATTTTTTGACCTTCACCTACCCAGTAAGCACCTGGTTTATCAGCCCAAAAAGTAAACTTCTTCTCAGTACCTTCCATTGGTTCGTACTTACCTAATTGCATAATTTTAGAGTTTTCCATAACCTCTTGTAAGATGGGCGTTGTGAATTCATTCATCAACGTGCCATCTTTCTTTTCGTGCATCATTACATTATCAGGGTTAAATACTTGTGGTTTAACATTGTTACTTGCAAAATGTTGCAAATTTAATTTTAATTTTTGTGTTTGTTCCATTTAAATGCCTCCGTTAATTTTTAATAATTCTTTTTTGTCTAGCTATTTCAGCTAAGTTTTGCGGTTTATTTTTAGTCGAGTGATTAAATGAATCTCCACCAGTCAATGGCGATTGTCTAGCGTTAATCTTAACCGCTTCATTAACCGCTTTTTTTACTGCATTAGAAAAAGCTTCAACATTCAATTTAGTTTGTTCAGCAGTGTCAGTTACAACCAAATTGACAACCTCATCTGATGAATCAACTTCCGCTTCACTCAACATTTTTCGTGCTTCTGAACGCATTTCGTTTAATTGTTTTTCTGAACGTAATTGTTCCAGCTCTTTTTCCATTTGTTCGCGTTCATATTCAGCGATTTGATCTTTGTTCATTTTTGCTAATCGTTTAGCTTCATCAACAGCTTCTTGTTTCTCTTTTTCTTTCTGCTTCATACGACGACTTAATTCTTCTTTAAGACGCTTGTTATATTCTTCTTGTAGTCTTTTTTCGATTTCTTCTTCTGAATTAGTCTTTTTGTCTTGTTTGTCTTTGCCTTCATCATCGTTGTTATCTTTTGATGTTCCATTATCTCCATCTGATTCTTCAGCAAAAAACTGTAATTTGAGTTTTAACTTCTCTTGGATATCCATAGTTTTTACACCTCATTTATTTACTCTTGATTAGTTTTAAGCCATACATGGTTCGGGCTGTTACACTTGCATCTTTTATTGTCATAAGCATGGTTTGGACATAAAAAATAGCCAACACAATTAAGTGCTAGCTATTAAAAGAGAGGTTCATTATATTTCGATTTTTCTTTATCGGCTAATACTGCCGACCTTACACTATCTAAGTTTGCATCAATAATAACTGTTTCGTTTCGCTTTTGTAACTCTTTACGTATACCTTTTAATTCTCTTGCTATGTCTCTAAGGTATTTGTCAGTATTACTCATATTAGTATCCTCCAAACATTTAATTTACTGTCATACAAAACTAACTTGCCTTTAAAAAACTTTACTTTTAAATCAATCACCGCTTTTCACTTTCCCTCCGAAGTATTTTGTTTTTCGTTTCTTGCTTGGTTTTTTCGGCCACATAGATTTAGGTAGTAAAGCGCAATCTGAACGACAATTGATATGCATAGGATAGAAATTAACACCAATTTTAGCGTCTTTAACTTTGAATATTTCTCCATTAAGCCCTTTGCATACTTTAGTTGTTCTATTATCGATTTTTGCAATATACATATAATATCCTTCCGGTGAAATTTCTTTCATGCTGTCAATGCTTGATTGTGCGTGAACACGTGCCGATTCCGTATAAAGCAATGATTTAATTGCTGCGGTCTTTTGTCGTGCTGTGCCTTCGAATTTATTTAAGTGCTTGCGCATATCTTTAACATATTCATTAGGATGTCGACCTCTAATAACTACATTAGCAATTATTTCTTCTACTTCTTGTTTCATTGCTTCGGTATTAGTCCATAATCGCTCTGACCAAACGACACCATGAAATTGTGTATCAACGATTGTATCTATAACTTCTTTAGCTACTTGTACACCTTCACCTAAAATACCCGCTTGATCACTGAACACACGATAAGCTGTTGATTCGAAATATTCCCTCATCGATAATTCTGTTTGAGCTGTTGCATAAGCAATTAAGAATTCTATTTGAATCTTTAACATCTGTTCTCTAGATACATACATCTTAGTGTTATACTTCTTTAATTCTTCATTTGCTCTATCGCTAAAGTCCTTGTTTTCGACCAATCTTTTTGCTTCTTCTTGAAACGCTTTTACATCGAACTCATCAATAATCTTTTGTGCTTCTTGTAATGTAACGCCTGCAAAATCTCCGTACTTAACAATAAACGCATTGATCTCTTTTTCAATGCGCTTAATCATCATATTCAATATACGTTCTATTTCTTCAGCTTTAGTTTTATCACGCTTCAACTCATTCTCGATTGCTTTGCGTCCGCGTTCTTCCCAATATTCTTGAGTGTTTTTGTTAGGCAATTACAATCATTCCTTTTTATCAACAGTATCTTTTGTATCATCATCTTGTTCGTCATCATTGATGTCTCTAGGGTCTTTATAAATACCTTTTTGAGCTTTTTTAATAGATTCTTTCTCATCTTCTTCGATTTTCTTAACTTCTAATTCAGGGTCTTGGAAGAACGAGAATAGAGACATTAAAGTTGTTTGGCTAATCTTCCCGCCAGAATCAATATAAGCTTTTAATTCTTCAATCAATGATTTAGGTAAGTTTCTGTTGTATACGTATCTAACAGTATTGAAATCTTTGTTAGCGTCAATCGACCGTGTATTTTTAAGTATTGTCTCTAACAACTTAGCACGACGTCTTAACCCTTTAGTAAACAATCCTTCTTTAGTTTTAGTACGTTGTTCCAATCCAAATAATTTGTATTTCATTGCCTCGCCCGATTGAGTGCCACTAAAGTTATCATCTTTCATGTTAGGCGTGTTGGTAAACATGTGTATATCACTGTTCAAACGGTCTTTATAAGCTTCGGTACCTTGTACATCGTATTGCTTATAAATATAACCACCGTCAACTGAACCTTCTGTTTCTCTACCTTCGCTATCAGCATAAACAGTCGGTTCTAAAAACAACACGTTAGCTTCCTTTTGTTTTCTAACTTCTACAGGATCTAAATTTAAATTACCTTTAATAAGTAACATAGCGTCATTTAAATCACTCATATAGTTAGCTGTATCTGATTCAGCATTATCATACAAATCAATTAAAGTGATTACTTTCTCGTAATCCCCTTTTCTTCTTTCGTTATTGCTAAATTCTGTAATAGGCATGCGTTCAAATGAGTGAGATTCAAAACTGTTTTCACGTGGTGTGAGCTTCAATCCATTTGTTCTATTGGTAAGATATCTATAAACACCGTGTGAAGTGAATAAATCAACAGTAAACACTTCATCTTCGTCGGTCTTGTCTATTGGTTTAGTTCTTAAATATCTAACGCCTGCGATACTGTTACGTTCAACTGTGTTGTCATATATGATAAAAGTGCTCATCGCATCACTCTTGTATAAACGCGTTTCATCATCTTGATTTCTAATCATCAACTCATAAGCTTTACCATAAATTGACAAATCTAATCCTAAAGATCTATTGTGTGACTCAACATCATTCAAATCATTGAACGCCTCAATAGCTTCTAATACATCTTTGTCATCATCTTGATATTGAATTGGATTACCCAAGAAATAGCCGTTGATAAAATCGCTAATATAAGATGCGTAATCATGCGCTACACGGTTATCTGCCATGTACTCTTCTTTGCGTCGTGTTAACTCAACTAAGTTCTTAGTTTTACCTTCGTAATAATCACTTAACACTTTCAATCTAGGTCGTTGGTAATCCATGTGATGTTCAATGTATTTACTTACTTCATTAACGTTTTGTAATAAATCGGATTCCGTCCCGTCATATGTGTAAACAACATTGGCTTCATCATTAAATAAGTAATTTATGTTTCCCCGTAGATCTGTATCTGTTTCAAATTCGTTTACTTTTAACATTTGTTCCCTCCTATAATCCTAGAGATTTTATTGTGTCAACTTTCGAACTGACATTTGTGCGTTTTCTAACCGGTCTGTAGAATCGTTCCACTGAATAACGCAACGAATCGATACAATGATTGTATGTATCTACTGGTTCATTGGTATATTCACCTGTATCTTTGTCCTTTTGCCATGTGTAGTTGTCAAACTCTTCAATAGTCTTGAAACAACGTTCATCAACAATGATTTCAAATTGCATTAAGAATTGTAACCCTTGTACAACCGAGCCCTTCCCTTTTTTGGTTGGTAAAATCCTTTTAAGCCCTAGATTCCTTAATTCAGCTATACTTTTTTGTTCTGCACTATCTGCTGTAATTTCTTCTTTAGCATAACCAAGTTGCTTTATGACATTAGCTATTTCATCATTCAGCATACCTTGTTTAACATACTCTTCAATGATGTATAACTTCTTTTTCTTTACATCTATTTTAGAATGTATAAAAGCACTAGGATCATTAACGTATCCAAAGTCCAATCCAAAATAAGAAGGTAAATGTCTTAACTCATCTTTATTTATTAAACGTTTTTCATACTTAGGGAAAACCAATTTGTCTAGTGTAGCAAATTCACCTAACGCATAAATTTTGTAATATGCTGGATTGCGATTTGCTAACAACTCTAAGTTTTGTCGTGTCATTTCATCAAGAAACTTATTATCTCGATAACTAGATTGTCTAATCATGACATTTTCCATTGGTTCACCATGTTCAAAGAAATACTTATAAACCCAATTCAGTTTAGATACTGGGTTAAACATCAAAAATATTTGCTTATTCACGTGTTTACGCTCCCTCAAACGCAACGTTAATTGCGTGTAATCATTTAGTGTGAATTCAGACGCTTCTTCCATGACTATGTCTGATATGCCTTTTATCGACTTTATTTTCTCTGGGTTATCTAATCCTTTAAACAAAAAAACTGCGCCGTTTGGCAATTCAACTTTGTTATCAGTCTTATTCCAAAGGCACATGTCCCAAATACCGAAGTTTATCAAACAATCTTTGACATCTTCGAATAAACTATCTTTAATTGTTGATTGGACTTTTCTAAGCCATAGTATACGCCTAGGATATTTCCAGTCTTGCAATGCTTTAAGTACAACTTTTTGTATAACGCCGTGAGACTTACCGCTCGAACCTCCACCGTAATGCACTTCAGTGAAGTTATCGTAATTGGTTAGTATTTCGAATATGTTTCTGTTGAAAACATTAGATGGTTTGTTAAAGTTTAATTTAACTTTCGTCATCGTACTCACCAATATTAATCTCAATATTCTTCTGAGTAATTTCTTTTTTATCGATATACGCACCATGTACTTTTAGTATGTGGTCAATAGATCTCTGACGCTCTTCAAAAGTTGGTGTGATTGTGTAAGTAACCTCTTTTTCCACTTCATCGTTTAAATGGTCATATTTCTTACTGTAAGCCTCTTGAGGTTCTCCTCTAGCAATAGAAGCAGATAACGCTAAAGCTTCTGTAATACTCATTAAACGCTCTTCTTGTATCTGTTCTAATCGTTCTTTAATATATTCCGAAACATTAACATTTCTTAACAATCGACTTGCTAAAGACTCTGCTGTTTTCTTACTATAACCTGCTGAAATTGCTGCTTTTTTACCATTACATCCATTCATTATATATTCATCTGCGAATCTCTTTTGTTTTTCGTTCATTTCATTTACCACCAACTCTCGCGCTATACGCTTTTTAAAATTAAAAAAGGATTGGCTATAATCAGCCAACCCACATAGGTCCTTTATTCCTAATTGCGATAAGGGAAACGCAGTAAGATAATCAATATCCTACACTATCATAATATCTCATTTTAGGTATCAAAAACTGCCACTTTACTGCCAATTTCACTCTTCCCCTAACTCTTCCGCCAATCTAGATATGATTTTCCTTTTGATTCTATGCGCAGTTCTATCAGAAATGTGTATGTCATCACAAACTTTCACTAATTCCTTTTTATTAAAATAATACTCTTGAATGAATTCGCGTTCTTTCCTACTTGATGTGTTGATTATACGTTCAATCGCACTCTTAAACTCAAGGATTTTACCTCTTCGTATACTACAAAGATAATTAGTTACTGCCATTTCTGTTTTCGATGTATTAGACGGTATAAACTCCCCGCCTATATTTGTATCTGTTGGAATCCATGGTGTCATTATTTCACTTCTTAAATCTTCGAGTTGCTTATGATAATTAGGATAATCACACAACTCATCTTCTAACTTTCGAACTGTTGATAATTTTAATCCATATTTCTTTTTAGTCATGAATACCCTCCATACAAATATTTTTAATCTTCAAAATGTCTCAATCTACTTCTTAATATCTCTATCTCTCGCTCTTTAACTTTCACATCGCCTTTTAACTGTTCAGCTTGCAACATCACACCAAACAATAAGATGACTAGTAATATAATTGCTATGACTAACCACATCATCTACTCTGACACCTCCGCCCTCATCAAATCACACTGATCGCTCAACTTTGCGAAGCCATTCAGCAACTCTACGTCATCTTTAGCTGACGCTCCAATAAGCGCTCGCTCTATCACTTCATCATTAGCCGTCATCATAATATATACTTGCTCAGTTACATACTTACCTAACTCATACATTGCTAGTAAGAATAATAGTCTTAATATTTGTTTAATCATCTTCCTACTCCTCAATAAGTGTGATTGCTTCAATTGCATTCGCTTTAACACATGATACCTGTTTGATTAAATTTTCCGCATAAATGTAACCGTTACAACTCATCGCGCCTTTAACGTAATCTTCAAAAGGTCTTCTTATTTTCGCAAAATAAACTTCACCTGAAATAGTTTTAATTTTAACCTCCGTCATTTCCCACACTCCCTTATATTTTCAAACAACTGACTCACTTTAATAATTTCATCCCTTTTAACTTGTTTCCCGTACTTCTCTTTTGCTTTTTCTTTACTCTCTGCCTCAACAACTGTAAACCTTTGATTGCTCTTAGCTTTAGTTATGTGCGTATGTTTACGTCCTGTTGAATCTTTGAATGTTGTGACTAAGTATTGTGTCACTTCCCCAAAACCTCCTTGACTCGATCTAAGATGTCTTTACACTCCGCTACTTCCGAAGCCTTTTGCTCCACGTTCTGAAACATTCTCGAATTCCTCCACTTGCTTTAGTTCAGGTGTCCATATAGGCACAATAACCAATTGAGCTAGTTTGTCGCCTTTGTTTATGACATAACTACCATTCATACATAAAATTTTATCTGTTACAGGTAGTCGGGCATACTTTCCATCTATCCCAGCAGGACTCCGACCAAAGTTACTCATATCCTCACTCTCTAACGTTTCATTATCATTCTTGATATTAATCCCTAAATTACCATGATATCCCGCGTCTATTTTGCCTGTTTCAATCACTAAATGCGTTTTACTGCTTACACCACTACGGCTAGTTAATAGCCCGACATAGCCCTCTGGAATGCTCACAGCTACATCTGTTTTAATCACTGCCTTTTCTTGTGGCTCGAGTACGACGGTTTCAGCTGAGAATATGTCATAACCTGCATCCGTCTTATGATTTCGTTCGGGCATTCTAGCATTTTCTGATAATAGTTTTACTTGTAATGTGTTAGTCATTTTCCTGTTCCTCCTCATATTTATAGACAACTTGACTCGTCATAATCCCTACTGCTTCATCAAGTTCAATACCTTCTTTAACTGAATGTTGAATAGCATTTGTCATTCCCTCAAGTATTTCATCAAACGCTTGCGCTTTCTTATATACGTCCTCAATCTCTTTTAGTAATCCCTCTGTGTCATTGCCGTTATACGCACTAGCACTTATAACGGATTGTTCAATTTGTTCGCGATTATTCATTAGTGTCTTCCTCCATAAAAATTTTATTGTTTAATTCCATTCCAAATTTAACTCTTTCAACATCTTTGCCGAATTCGTTTATTAAATCTTTTTCAACACTCTTGCAATACCTATCCCATGCGCTTGCTTTCTTCTCCAGCTCTTTGTTACAATCTCGTAACTTCGCTATATCCCCAATAAGCTCATCTCGTTGCTTCTTGTACTCTTCACGATCTTTTAATGCTTTGTGAAGTTTATCTAATAACTTGTTAGAGTTAGTACAAAGATTTTTATATTGTTCATCTGATAAGGTGAACGTCATCTCATAACCTCCAATAGCATCTCATTTTCAAAAATATTTCCAACAATTTCAATAATATCGTCATTTTCACTTAGTAATTCAGTTACATTGCTAAAAGTTATATAAAAGGCTCCTTCTTTAAACTCGATAAAACTTACTTCTCTCGAATAACAATCTTGAACAATATCCCCTTCATAAATCTCCACACCGTGCACATCTTTAAATCCTGTGTATTGTAATAGTTTTACTTCATTGAAACTTTTATAACCTGTTGAAATCAAAATGTACCCACTATTAAAATCGATTTCGTCAATAATACTCATAACTTTTTTATCTTTATCCCAAGCTTTAAATTTCAACATCATACTAGCAACTCCCCATCTTTCCAGATTAACGTCATAGTTAGGTCATCGTTTAAGATATAGAATGCTTTAGTAGGAAAAATATTGTCGTCTTCAAAACGTTCGTTCAAACTGATACCTTTGTGTAATGCGGATTTATAGACTCCTTCTTGAATCTCATATACCTCTAACAACCTATCAAACTTAGTCTCTTCCGTTACTTCTTTTTCAATATCAACTATGAAGGGGATATCAATTGGAATAAAACTTGACGTCGAACACTTATTTGTATTTGGATGAAAACGAACGAATCCATCACTAAATCCTGTTGAAAAAAATATTTTTCCTTGTGATAGATCCGGATTTTCTCGCGCCCATTTAATTAATTCATCTAATCTCATTTCTTTTTTAACTTTGATTTTCATTGTTATATCTCCTCTTGAACAGTAAATTTATCGTTAATTGATACATATCCAGTCACATTACATAAGATGCTATCAACATGAAAAGTCACAAAACAGTTGCGCTCAACATCATTTGAATAGAATCTTTTATTACCTGATAACTTGGGGTTATCCCAAGCCCATTGGATAAGTTCAGGTAAATTCATTTCTTTTTCAATTTTGATTTTCATTGTTTCCGCCCTTTTAAAATAAAGTTAGTTGCTTCTGTTCCTCATATTCCAAACCATGTTGCTTTATATATGTTTCAAGCTCTTCCGCTGTATCAAATGTCTTTTTCACACCTTGCCAACCTGGTACGATATGTCCGTGAAAGTAATAAGTGCCGTTTACTACATGGATATGTGCCACTCGTTCGTTATCCTGATACAGATATCTCTTAGATCCAAAGAATTGATTTAGGTATTCTTTACGCGCGCTATCTGTCATGGTCATCACTCCTTTTAACAATTAGGCAGACCAAACGACATGCATTCGTCGTATAGCTCTTCATTACTTATGCTTGCCTTATAGTTTTCAATCACATTGCTAACTTCTTTATGACTCATTGCTTTAACTTGTTCGTCTGTATATTTTTCGCAGTCTTCTAATTCCAATTGCTCCTGTAATGACATTACGTAATCAACTTGTTTTTGCGTTGCCATCGTTACCCCTCCCACAAATCAAATACTCTATCGACATAAAACTTCGCTTTTGCTAAATCCTCATGACCATTCTTTAACGGTGCTCTAGACAAGTATTTGATTGCATTACCTATTGCGAATGCTAATTGTGGTGGGTACTGCGCCGTAACTTGTTCAATAAAATCTATAATTTCAATGTTGCCGTATGTGTAATGCGCCGGTTGCTTAACATTGTCTTGCGTTTTGTTCATATCTACTTTTCTGTTACTGATTATGCTCATTATGCTTCACTCCATTTCTTGAACATTTGGTTATAAGTGACATCGAACCAGTACGGATCACGTGAATGTTTTTGTGGTACATCAAATAAATGTGGCTTCTTTCTTCTTAGCTCAGCTTCTTTACGTCGTTGCCTAGCCATTTCACGCTCTCGCTCCAAAGCTTTTGTTATTTGTATTTCTCTATAGTCGTTTAGCTTCATGCCGAAAGGTGCATCAATTGCTTCCGACATCTCCCAACCCTTCGCAACTCTGTTTCTAACTATTTCGGGCGTGAGTCCTTTCTTTTTCATCTGCTCATTTTCATATTCAGTGTATTTAGAAGGGGGTTTTTCTTGTGGTGGCGCAATAAGCGCATCGCCCGTTAGCCCTTTTGCTATCCTGTAATTAATTAGTCCTTTGCTTAGGTTGTACTTTTTAACTATTTCGCTAACAGTCATCATTTTGCCGTCAACCTTTACTTTCTTAGGCTTTACTACATTTTGTATTAAATCTTTCCCCCTCGCCCCTCTGTCGTACCTAGTAATCAATGTCGATACTTTGATGTCGTATTTATCCGATACATCAATAAGCGTCATCAATTTACCGTCTATTCTCACTTTCGTTTTTATGCCCGCCATTTATTCCACCTCTACATTTACATTTCTAATTTTTAAATTGTCATACTCTAGTATTTCGCCAGGATTGTTATATAAGTAATCTGCCAGCGATTCTTTTTCTTTATCCACATCATCAAAATACTGATATTCAACTTCTGTAGGTATCCTTATATCAATCGTTGCGTTTATATATGCTTGTTGTTGCATTAAATCACTTCATTTCTCTTTTTCTTTTACGTCTGACTTTCACTAAGTCTTCATATGCTATCCATTCTTGACCTGTGTATTTAGGCGCTTTACATATCCACGTTAAATTCACATCTCTATACTGATATCTGAATATCTTCGCTTTGATGTTGGCAACTTCAGTCGCCTTACCTTTAACGTCTATAACTTCAACCAGTTTCCCTTCCTTCCACAAAGAGAAATCGGCTATATACGTAATCGGTCTTTGTTTCCCGAATTTAGGTTGTAATTCAAATTTCGGTTGTATTTCGATACGATCATAGTTAGTGCCATTCATATTACTTTCTAAATATTGGTAATATTCGCACTCTACTTTGCTATCAAATACAATTCCTTTGTACTCAACTTTCTTAGCGTTGTATTTACTCATTGTGCCACCTCTAAATATCAAATATCGTTGCTTGTAACCCTAGTTCTTGCTCATATAGAAGCCCGTGAGCGCCTTTGAATCGTTTTAGGTCACTATCAGTCATAATTTTCTTTTCGTCGCTGAAATGGGCTCCTGTGAGCGAATAAACTTCATTCTCATTCTCTTTATACTTGATGATCTTAATATCTTCCGTGCCATCTTCTCGGTATAAGTAATATTTTTCTTTCGGCATTTTTAACACTCCTTAATGTGTGTTTTCTTCCAGTTGATTTCATTCATGATTTTCCTTTTAACTTTGTCATAATCATCAAAAGGCGATAACTCGTTATTGTCCAACAATCTATTGACTGCCCAACCAGTTTCTATATAGACATTTGCTACAATCGGGTCGCTTTGCTTTGTCTCTTCATACATCGATTTCAATAAGCTTTTGAATTGCATGATGTTCATGTGAAAAACCTCTGCGTCTTCTTGTAATACTCAAATTCAATTATTCCAGTTTCTCCGTCTTTGTTTTTGGCTATGTTACATTCAACAATAGATTTGCCTGTAATACCGTCATCTTCGTCACGGTTATAGTAATCATCACGGTAAAGTAGCATTGCTAAACTCGCATCTGCTTCTATTCCGCCTGATTCTTTCATGTCTGATAGCATTGGTCTTTTATCCTGTCTAGACTCGACACCACGATTCAGTTGTGAAAGTAGTACGATGATTGCGCCTGTCTCGTTAGCGATTATCTTTAAGTCACGTGATATCTTTTCTACTGCTACACGTCTATCAACTTTCGCATTAGTATCCATCAGTTGGAGATAATCTATAAAAATAACTTGTTGCTCGTCTGAATGCCTCATTGCTTGTGCTCGGACATCTTGCGGTGTGATATTACTTTTATCAGAAATATCAATACCTAATTTCATGATTTTATCCATCGCATTCGTTAACTTTGTTAAATCATCTGGCGTTAAGTTCCTGATTTCTTTTATTTTGGTTAACTCAATACCAGTAATTGTTGATAACATACGTTTCAATACTGATGTGCCAGTTGTTTCAAGACTAAAGAAAGATGTTTTATATCCATTCCGTGCTATGTTCAGCATCATGTTTAATGCAAAACCTGTCTTACCCACTGAGGGACGCGCTGCGATGACGATTAATTGCGACGGCTCCAATCCCCCTATTTTGTAATCCATGAGCTTATAACCCGTCTTAATTTGCTTCTTAGGGCTATCGCTGTATAACTCTTCGACAAACTCCTCAACAAACTTCTTGGTTCCGTCTTCTTTTTTGTTAGTAATCGTTTTTAAATCCTTGAGTTCATCAATCAAGTTGTTAAAGTTTTGGTTCGTAGGTTGTTGTTTGAACTCAGTGACCAACTCATTCGCTTTGTTAATTTGATAACTTTCCAATAATTCTTGTTGGTAACGTTCAAAGAAGCCGTATCCAATGAAATCGGAGTTATAAAGTTTAGTTATAGTATCTGCATCTAAAAATTCTTTATCTTTAGTTGCTTTTAAATAGATTTCTTGATGATCTATCTTTCCGGCGTCCATTACATAATTGAAAAAGGTTTTAAACTTTTCGTTAGTAAACATGTAATCTTTAACTCTTATCTTTTCTAGTACGTCCGGTTGTTTAAGTAGCGTAGCGATTATTGTGCTTTCAATTTCAAATTGTCCGTAATTCATTCGTTATCGCCCCCAAATTCTGCCAACTTATTCATGAAGTTATCTAGCGCTATTTTTCTTTGTCTGACATATTCGGGGTCATTCTGCATTTTCCATTGGTGTGTGGCGGTTTCGTTATCTACTGGCTCGATAGATACTTTTTTAGGTGCCTTACGCATGATTGCTGGTAAGTTAGGCGGGTACGGGTTGTTACTGTTGATATATCCATCTACCGCTTTTACAGTTGGTTGATAATCTCCGTTTTGACTTAATACATCAATCCACATTTCTAACTTTGGTTTATCAAAATCGATGTTGTATACGTACCTAACTTTTTTAATAATTTCTAACGCTTGTGTTTTGCTCATCGGCATTAGTCATCACTCAATTCTTTTTCCATTTGTGCTATGACATCATCAGTAGTTTCTTTTTTAGAGTTACGAGGTTTCAATTTGTTTTCAGCACTTTCTTTATCTGAAACGCCTTCTTTATTCCAGTTCTTTAATACAGTTAGTAAGTAATTCAGACCTTTGTTGTTTTCTTTGCAGTAATCGGTAGCGACTTTTACTATTTCGAACTGATCTTGCTTAAATGATTTAATTTCGTGTTCTAACTGTTCTGCTTTTAAAGGGTTTTGTATAATTTCTAAATTGGTACTAATATACTTAAATGACTTTGAGACGTCGTCTGTCTCTCTATGTTTGTTAGTCTCTGTGTAGTCTATGGTATTGGTCGGGTCATTTTGTCCTCTTGCATCGTGCCATTTTGTCCTCATCGTCGGGCCATTTTGTCCCGATGGTCGTGCCACTAGTTTGTTTAATGTTTCATAATTGATTGAATACCATTTTGTACGGTCAAATCCAGCCTTGTTGTAGTTACCTACATGCAATAAATTTTGTTTTTCTAAACTCCCAAATGTCCTTTTTATAGTTCTCTCGCTCCAAAACGGAAATTGTTTTTGCCATTCTGGATAAGAATTGAATATCCAAGTTTTACCATCGTATTTATGTTTTGAGTTGTTTAACCAATAATGAATTTGTTGCAATACTATTGCTTCGTTTAATCCTATTAATTCAGCTAATTTCGGTAATACTTGTATCGGATAGTCATCTATTAGTAACTTATTCATTTTTCTCTCCTTTCAGCATTTTGTTGAGCCTCTCATCAACTTTTATCCACGAGTCATGCAAGTGATATTTATCATCAAACGACTTAACGCCAATCGCATGTTGCTCGTTATGATGTTCGCGACATAACGCTAATACGTGTTTGTCGTAGTGATTCATCTTGTTTCTGTTCATGCCTCTACCTACTGCTTCGTAATGCGCTAGGTCAGCGTGAGGCTTTCCGCATATTACACAGTTACGGTTAACAGTTGACCAGTATAAGAATGATTTATCTTGTTTCAGTAGATTACTCGTTTTGTAGCTAAGTGGTATGTCATTGTAGAACGTCCAGTCAAGCGTTGCTTCAATGATTTGACTTGCTTGTGTTCTCGTACAATTACTTAGCGAAATACGTTCATCATAGCCGTAGTACGTTCTTACAAACTCGATGAACATATGTCTCATATAGTCCATTGGTTGACCTGTATGTTCTTCTATGTCTTTGACAAGCGCGAATATTTTTCGACGTTGCTTGCCGGTAATTTGAAACGGATCTATAACGTTTACATCTACTTCTACATCAAACCCGTTATCAAGTAGTAATGTTTCTTTATTGCCTAATTCGACACCCGAGATGACAACTGTTGTTGTGCCGTCGTCTTGAGTGATATAACTAGTAATTTTTGGCATTTAATCATTCCAATCAGAACGGTAAGTCAGAAAAGTCTTCTTCGGTATTGTCGAACGGATTATTACCAGTTTGAGTTTGTCCGTTGTGTTGTTGGTTATTCTGTTTGTTGTTATTCTTCGGTTCTAAGAATTGAACGCTGTCCGCTACTACTTCTGTCACAAATACACGTCGCCCTTCTTTGTTATCGTAACTGCGTGTTTGTAATCGCCCGTCTACACCTGCCAGTGATCCTTTAGAAAGGTAGTTTTTAACGTTTTCAGCTTGTTTTTTGAATACTACTACGTTTATAAAGTCTGCTTCACGCTCGCCTTGAGCATTTGTAAATGTTCTGTTTACTGCTAATGTGAATGTCCCTACATTTACGCCATTTGGCGTGCTTCTTAATTCTGGGTCTTTTGTTAATCGCCCTACTAATACTGTTCTGTTTAACATTATTGTTTCTCCTCACTATCCAATTGTTTTAATCCCGCATCTAATTTTTGGTGTGCTTCTGCGATTTGTTTTTGACTCAATTTATTAATGTTAGAGATTTTTAGCCATCTCATTGTTTTATCTATAGTTGCATCTCGTCCCTTTTCTTGAGATAAACTCACGAACTGATTGATACGCTCTTCTAATTCTGTAATATCATTGTCACTTGCACTTGGAAGTTCCTCGCCGTTGTAGATATATAAACCTAAACCGTGTAAAGCCGAAGCTTTAACGAAACATCGTTTTTGCGCTTTGTTAATATCGAAAGTTGTTGCACTACCTTTAGCAAGCGATTTATTTCTAAAGTCCAATACTGGAAGCCACTCAGTCTCTGTACTATCTTTCACAGTCACAGATACCTGTACAAAATAGCCTTCTGGTGTAGCCAAATAAGGTACAAAATAATTTTCTGTGTTAATATCTGGATGTGGAAACTCGTGTACTTTTACTGTGTAGTTTGGGTCAATCTTTTTCAGCTCTTGGTGTGCATATGACCATGCTAGATAAGTTAATCCATTTTTTTGTTCTGTATGATCATTCACGTTTTTACTGTTCAACTGTTCAAATAATGTTTGTTCAGTCATGTTCTACCTCCTCGTACTCAATTGTTTCTGTCACTGTTTTCTTGATTGCTTTGTGATAATCCATATTGATACTCGCTTCTTCCATACCGTTAAACTCCCTAGCTCTATTTCTATTTGTGGAGTAACTAATATCTGAATTGTTATCAGTTGGTTTGTTAGTTATATAAATTGGCATATCCCTATGACGAATGATATAAGTTACAGTCTGCTTCATAGCAACCTCCTACCATTTCATGACTAAGTTAATTAGTCTGTCATAATCATCTGCGTTTTCTTCAATCCATTCGTAAATAGATTGATTTAATATGTCTAATGCTGTGTATAGATCGTTCTCATTAGTTATGTTTATGCCGTCGATAAACTTATCTTCTAAATCTAAGATATTCACCAGAATGCTGTGGTCCTTCTTCTTAACTGCTAATTTAAAATCAAATCCGTCTACATTAATTACCTTCTGACATACATCGCCTATTTCGTAATACATCTTGACTTCCTCCGTTTTTCGTTTTATATTGAACGTAAGTTTATATTTCTAATTACTTTTCTGTTACCTGTTGGCGCATGTAACAGATTTTTTTATTATTTACAAATTCTTCTAAATCTTTTAAAGCTTGTTTATATCCCTTGTCATATGCTAATTGTTCAGAATTTCTTGAATATTTAGGGATTTTTACATTGTCGTATTCTCCGTTTAAATAACGATTAATTTTCTCTCTCTTCTGATCAGTTATTCTTCTTGAACCATTTCTTAACTTAATAAAATAAGTATCAGAGAAACCTAGCAAATATCCTATTTCTCTCACCGTTAAATCTTTTTCTTTCCTTCTCTTGTCAACTTTTTCCATCAAGTCTTTATCTGACATCTTTTTATTCTCCTTTGTTGTCATAAAAGTATTCTTTATAGAATATGAATGTTGCGATGCTTGCGAATCCTGCAATTGACCACGCTGTAGTGAAGTATAGAAACGGCATGAGTACAATCGCTAAGACTGTGAAGCATAGCACTGCTACTAGGTAGCTTTTATAAGTTTTACTCATTTGATAACTCCTCCTATAATTCGTATTCATTAATCATTAAATTGGTACCGATAAATTGAATAGCTTTGTCAATTTTTATATAACGCTTTTGTCCTCGACCAAATCTGTACATGCATTCTTTTTGAAACTCTTTGTTCGAGTAGACTTTTTTCTCTAGATCATCTTTTGAAATGCCACTTATTTTTACAAACGCATTTGCGTCTGCATATCCGATGTATTCCATATTCAGCCTCTCCTATATTTCATTTTAAAATTTCATTTCAATTTGCTTGATTCTGTATAAAGTAGCTTGTGACGGGAACCAATTAGCAATCATTTCAATTACATCGTCGAAATGTTTTTGTCTTACGTTCGTTCTTGAACTCGCACCAGTCATCTTTTTCACTTCTGAATTAATATCCCTGAATAATTCGCTACGTTGTTTTTGGTTTGTTATCGCATGTAGTCTTTGTATATGAGCTACTCTTTGATTGATTGTTCTAGTTAAGAAGTTGTAGTCTCCCGCATCCAGTTTTTGATTTTCTTTCAAATCAATAACATCATCTTTCACATTTTTAATTTCTTGTTTTGTTTCTTCTGTAGCTTCAAACATTAATCTCAATGCTTGCATTGGGTCGCTAGGTACTTGGTACGCTCCGGTTTTTCTTAAAGTTGGTAAAACTTCCGAAGTTACCCAACGTTTGAATTTCCTAGCGGTTTCTCTAATGTTTTCGTTTTTACTTTGTTTAGAAGCATCAAAGATTAAACTGTATAAACCAGATTCATTGATGATGATCATATTTCTGTTTTGACCTGACGCACTAATTTGGTGCATCAGCCTATCTTCACTATCAACATGATTGCGTATGGCATTATCTGCTCGTGCATATCCTAAAATTTCAGCAACATCTTTACCTAAAAAGAAGGGTTCTCCTTCCACTTCAATTTTCCTTACTGGTAATTCTTCAAAATTAAATGTTTGTAATGCTTGCATTTGAGTTTCCTCCTTCAGTTTGTTTATTGTTCTTTTTCGGGAACGTTATTGGTAAAAAAAATATCTAAATTATTTGTTTCATAACCTAATATTTTTGCCATTTTAATAAATTCATTCGCTCCAATATCTACTATCCCATTTTCCCTCTTTGCATAAGGTGTTCTTGTTTTCCACCCCATTTTGTGAGCCATTTCATCTTGTGTAATACCACAAGCTATTCTTTCTGCTCTCAATCTTTTTAAATTTAGTACCACGTTTACACCTCCTGCCGTTCTCGTTTGAGAACTAAATACAATTTAACACTCTCGTTCTCATTCGTCAACACTTTTAACTAAAAAAATTCAAAAAGTTTTTTCTTTCTTATATATTGTATTCTTTCGGGAACGATGCTATAATCAAATTGTTCACAAATAAGAACAAATATTCAATTCAGGAGATACAAGAAATGAGAACTAATGATGAAATAATCACAATAATTAAAACATCTATGAAAGAACAAAATATGTCACTAAGTGAATTAGCTCGTCGTGTCGGTGTAGCAAAATCAGCGGTATCAAGATATTTAAATTTAACTAGAGAGTTCCCTTTAAATCGTGCCGAAGATTTTGCGAAAGTACTTGGAATAAAAACAGAATATTTATTAGGATTTGCTGAACGTGAAGAATCTACAAAACAAGATACTATCGCTGCACACTTAGACGGGGATTTTACAGAAGAAGAATTGATTGAAATCAGAAAGTATGCAGAGTTAGTAAGAAAAGCACATCGAAATCAGTAAGGGGTAATTTTATGTATTTATACGAAAAGATGGTTATTGAAAACAAAGAAATTCCAATTGATGACAGGAAGTCTTTAGGTAATTTCGAGGGGTTCTATGATAATGGAGTAATTTTGATTAATAAGAATTTATCAGAAAGACGTAAAGCTGAAGTTTTATATGAGGAACTTGCACACCACAAGTTGACATACGGTAACATTTTAGATCAATCAAAATTTAATAATCGAAAATTCGAAAATTATGCGAGACGCCACGGTTTTATTTCCGCTGTTCCGTTACGTGAAATTATAGAAGCTTATAATTACGGAGTTCGTAATTTATACGAATTGTCCGAATATCTTCAGTTAAGCGAAAGTTACATAAAAGAAGCACTCGAACATTATAAAAAGATTTATGGTATTGGAACTAACTATGGAGAATACTCAATAACATTCGAACCATTAAGAGTATTTAAATATAAAGATATATAAACAAAGGAGAAATGAACAATGAGAAGATTATTAGGTTTAGTATTAGCAAGTACGTTGGTGTTAGGCGCATGTGGTAGTGATGGAAACAAAAAAGAAAGTAATGACTCAAAAACTTCTGTAGATGAAAATAAAGCGCAATTTAAAAACGACACATTAGTTTTAGATCAAGCAGTCTTAAAAATTAAAGATGTATTTTTAATTAATGATAAGGATAACAAAAAGAGTAAAAAGAAGCTTATCGCATTTAAATATGAGGTTAAAAGTAAAGTTGATGACGACAAAATAACTTCAACTAATGTTTGGATTGCATCTATGAGTGCTACTCAAGATAGTAAAGATACCGTTAATAAATTAGAAATGGATATTACGCCAAACACTGGCAAACTTGGAGAATGGAACAAACATAGTTTCGATAAAATTAAAAAAGGCGGAACCGCTAAAGGTCTTGTAACTTACCAACTCCAAAATGACAATGAAGTTACTTTGCACGCTACAAAAGGTAGTGAAGACAAAAAATTAGGTACTAAAAAAATTGATATCAGTAAATTAAAAACAGTAGATTATTCAGTTATGGAAGATTTCGACAATCCTACTACTAAAGAAGAATCACAAGATGATAGTGATAAAGTTTCGAGTGCCGAAGAACAAAGTGATGAAAATAAGCAAAGTGCTTCTAATTCAAATAAAAATCAAACACAAAATAATCCCACTTCTAATAAAAACAACAATGCGCCAGTAAAAGATGAGTTTTCAAGCGACACATCTTATAACGCTTATCAAGAAGCTAAAAGAGCAACAGAAGAAAACAAACGTCAGAATGGTGGACATACTGCCGGCATAGGTGGTTCATGGGCAGTACAAGACGGACAAGACTATAATTCATGGAAGAAAGCACAAAATGATTTTGACAATTTCAAACGTCAAAATAGTGAAGTGATTCAACAATAAAATTTCGGGTAGTCTCGCCTACCCTTATTATTTTTTGCCAATTTTGAGGAGGAAAAGTAAAATGGCGTCATTTACAATTACAAAAAGGAAGAATAAAGCAACAGCATCTTGGCAGTACGACGTAAAACATCCGTCTTTCAAATCAGGAAAGAAAAGAAAGTCAGGATTCAAAACTAAAGCTGAGGCAACCAACGCTGCTCAACAACTGCTTAGAGATTTGGATGATGGAAACAATTTAGATGAAAATAAAAAGTTTGAAGAATATTACAATGATTGGTTAGATTCAAAAAATAAGAAACATGTCGCTTCACAACAATTCTATTGGTATCAACGTTCATTAAAATTATTTAACGAATATTTCGGGAGTGATTTTTTAATAAAAAACATCAAACGTTCGGAGTATCAAAAGTTTTTGAACGAATTCGGTCGAGGTCGTACTAATGAAACGGTTCGTAAATTAAACAGTTGTTTATCACAATGCTTCAGAGATGCAGTATATGAGGGCTATTTAAAGAAAGACCCTAGCTATCAAATAGATATTCGTGGTACAAAAAAATCAAAAGACGAACACTCTAAATTCATCACCATAGAACAATACTTGCAATTGATAGAATACTTTAAATCTAGAGACGAATCGAGTTATATTTTTTTATTCATCCTAGCTATCACTGGTGCAAGATACAGCGATGTAATTAATATGTTGCCTATCGATCTAAACGAAAAAGAGGGTACAATACATCTTCGTGGAACAAAAACAGTTAACGCGGACAGACTTGTGGAGGTACCAAAAAAGGATATACAACATATTAAAGCTAAATTATCAAAATTACCAAAACGTACAGATAATAAGTTGTTTAAATTGAGTCATAATGCCGTTAAAAAGTCATTTAACCATGCTAAGAGTCAAATAGGACTAAATGATACTAAAATAACACCTTATTCATTAAGACACACGCATACATCTTTCCTACTTTCTAAAGGTATACCTATTGAATATATTAGCAAAAGATTAGGCCATTATAATATATCTATAACTTTAGACACCTACTCTCACTTACTTGATGAACATAAAAAAGAGCAAGGTCAACGTGTCAGAAAATTATTTTCTTGA